TATTTCACCCCCTGTCGTCCGCTCAGTACGATGCAGATCAGCCAGACGATCGCGATCACGACCGTGACGCTGGAGAAAGGACCTTCGCCCCAGCCCATCAGGCCTTCCTCGACATCCGGAACGTGGTCTTGATCGTCTCCGTCACGCAGACTGCGGAGATCCGATGCGGATCCACAGTCAAGCCCTGAGAGAAGATGGCCTCGATGCGCTCCGGCGTCATGTCGCCGTCGCTGAAGAAGTGGATCTGCGTCGTCTTGTCGATGATCTCATCCGTCGAGACGAGTGAGTCGGGAATCACTGTCGCCTCACGCCAATCCGGGTTGTTGACCTTGTTTGCCATGTTAGAATCTCCTCGCTGCTGCGATTGCTGCCGTTGCCGTCCGAGTAGGCGTCCATCCGTAGTTGTACGCCTTAGTGTAGTCGTAGTCCGGTATCCCTTCCGAGTCGATGCCGATCGTACGAATGATGATCTTGTCGACCATCTGTTTCCAGTGCTCGTACTCCATCCGCTTATTCATGATCCTCTCCTCGCGGACAGTCGAGCTCTACCGTTCGCCAGAACTGTTCGAATGCCTCCTCAGGTGTCTGATCGCTGTACACCGTGACCAGGAAGTCGATCTTCGCCCCGCATGTCGGACACACGCCGCATACGACGATCGTGTCGTGTCCGCAGATCTTCTTGAGTACGACTGTACTCCGAAGCAACACGATCGATATATTGCCTTCGTCCATATCTATCCTCCTTCACAAATAACCACATACTATCACAATTTAACCCCAACGTCAAGCGAGTGGGGTGCAGGGGCGACGGGCTAAGGGCTTGAGGGGCGTTGCCAGACGAAAGGCCACGGATCGAATTACCACAGCCTTACAAAAAAAAAAAGCTAGCTTTTCAGCTAGCTTTTTCCCTCCTACAACTCAAACCCTTTCTTCTCTCTAACATCCCAAAACTCAACAACCTCACTCATCAAAAAATAACCTTCCTTACCATCCTTCCCAACTACCACCACCTGCAAAAACTTCCCATTCCTCCTAACCAACATCTCAACACTCTTCTTCACAAACCCTTCTTCAACCCAATTCTTCTTTTCCATCACTACCTCCTAATTAACACAAACCAAAAACATAACTACCACAACTACCTCAATTTCAAGTACCACCTAATCTCGATCAACCCCGCCTCCCCAACGGTCCACAACCATTACGTAATACCCCAGTTCGACCGTGAGCTCGACGACGATCAGTGAAAGAAGGAACCACTGGAACCCGGACGATGTCGCAGCAACGATTTCCTGACGTAACATGATCAACAGAAACGTAAGCATACACACTCTCCTTAAACACAATGACCATATACAGTACTCACGATCGTACCACCACACTTCACTCATCGATACATCTACATACAGACACAGACATACGCCCCACCCCCAGACCAGATGCTTCCAGCATCTGGTTTCCACCCTCTCTCATTTCGGTGGGGATTTCACACATGGCTCTCTAAGTCAGTGTCCTCAATCACACACTCAGGGTGTAATCCGACCTACGGACGAGGTATAATCCCATTATCCCTAATTCGGATCGGCGTACCCCCCACCAAAGGGGCGCTCTTTATGTCTACACACGCTCCAGTTCCAGTGTACGGCGAGTACGTTCCGCCAGGTTGGCACCTTCTCATGGCGACGGTCTGCGATGTGCCCGGCGCTACGGTGCCAGAACTCGCCCAAACTGTGGGAGTTTCGCCCGCTACGATCCGCACCTGGCGCAAAAAGCCCGAGTTTCAGCGCTTCCAGGCCTGGTACATCCAGACTTTCTTCTCCCAATCCGCGCTGCCCTCTCAACTCCCGGCCGGTGGATCGCTGAGGGAGCGCCGTCAATTCAAGGAAGAGCTCTCGGATTTCGCGATCGACATGTTTGACCGGCTCCAAGACATCGTCGAGAACACAACTGACGAGAAACTTCTCACCCAAATAGCGCATGACGCGCTCGATCGTGCGGGATACGTCGCGACCCGCAAAGTGGAAACGCGGGCCCAGGTCATGATGCTCACGCCGGAGCTCCTGGAAATGCTGAATCGGCGTGCCACCGAGGCAGGTGAAGCGCCAATCTTGGTGGGGGGTAACTCTTCCCATGGCCTTCCTCCTTCTCCTGATCCCCGTAGCCCTGATGTTGTGGTGGATGTCCACATGGAAAAGACGGGGCCCTTCGGGCCCACGGGATAAGTGATGGACATCCTAGATAGACAGGCTCAACTCGATCGCCTGGTCGGCGTGAACCAGGCACCCTCGGAACCCTTGACGATGCACTCAGAGTCGAGGGTCGACGAGATCTACGAGACCACACGAAGAAGGGCTCAGGACAGCCTGTACTTCTTCACTACGGCGGTGCTCGGATGGAACAAGTTCGAACCCCAACCTCACTTGGAGATGTGCAACTTCATCCAGCAGGTGCCTCCCAAGTGGCCTTCGGCCAAGCGGCGGAAGCTACTCCTGGTACCCCGGGACTGCTACAAGAGCACGGTCGCATCGAAGAGCTTCCCTCTCTGGGTCCAAATCCAAGACGACTTCTGCGGGCTCCCTGGACCCGAGCACAGGATCCTGCTCTACAGCTTCGCCGCGGATAACGCTGTCAAGCAGATCCGCAGCATCAAGCAGCAGGTGGAGCGTAACGAGAACCTACGTTGGCTCTTCCCCTCGATCATTCCCGACATCACTCGGACCAAGTGGAGCGACACCAACCTCCTCTTTCCCAGGGAAGGCATGTATGGGGAGGACAGCATCGAGGCGGCTGGGATCACCACCCACATCGTGTCCCGGCACTACACGATCCAGATCGGGGACGACAGCGAGGATAAGCAGAGCAGCGAGCAGCCCGCCGTCCGGGAGAAGGTGAAGACGTTCTACAAGACAGCGGAGGCCCTCTTCGTGGAGGAACGGGAGGGCTACGAGTTGATGGTCGGGACTAGGTGGGGGGTAGATGATCTCTACTCGGAGATCATGGCCAATCAGCACCGCGACACCGATATCATGGTCAGGCCCCTGTACTGGACCCGCCAGATGCTGGAGCAGGACTTTCGGAACGCGGAGGAGGAAGCGAGACCCCCCACTTACAACATGGATCCGGAGGTCTTCGCCCCCGATCCGGAGAAGACGTACTACTACTTCCCACGACACTTCCCTCCCGATACCTGTGCCCGCATCGAGGCGAAGCAGGGCTCGTTCATGTTCTCCATGCTCTACATGAATGACCCCAAGGACCCTAAGAACGCCGAGTTCAACCTGAACGACGTGCTGTGGTTCACCTTCGACCAGGAAGGCCATATCGTGTTGGACAGGGAAGATGGCACGCGCGAAATAGTGGACATGGATGGTCTCAAGCGCGTCATCTTCTGGGATCCGGCGAACAGGTCAGAAGACATCCGCAAGCACTCTCGTAACGCCATCGCGGTCGTGGCAAAGGATCGTAAGGGCCGCATCTTCGTGCTGGACACGTTCGCTCTGCACAAGAAGCCCGAGCTCTGCGTGACCAAGTTTATCGGCATGCACCAACGATGGCGCTGTCACAAGGCGGCGGTGGAGGACGTGGGCTTCATGCGCCTGCTCAAGTTCCCCATCTACCACGCGATGCGGGAACTGGGGTACCACTTCGCGGTGCAAGAGCAAAGTCCGGTCGGGGATAAGGACAATCGGATCCGCACCCTTATCCCCTTCTGTGAATCTCGCTTCTTGTGTGTGCGACGCGGCCTCACGGACCTGCGCGAGGAGATGAAAGGGTTTCCAATGATGCCCCTAAATGACCTCGTGGACAGCGTTGCCGCGTGCATCGAGCTCCTAGGCAACTCAAGGGACGTGCGTGATACGGGGGCATCACGACGTGACCAGTTGAACGAACGGGCCCGCGCGGCCACTCGGAACACGACGACCGGGTACTAAGGTGACGATCCTCAACATCGCGATCGTTTGTATCATCCTCGCGTTCGCTCTCCTCTTTATGGGAGCACTGTACGCCATCAAGCACAAGGGACACGGTTCCGGGCGTGACCGCTAGTTGGTGGGGGGTATAGTTTCATGGCTAAGAAGAAGTGGGCAGACGTCCGAGACACCGTCCTCGGCGCGAAAGGGGAGAAGAAGGATGAAGAAGATGAAGCCGTCGAAGTCAGCACCAAAGGGAAACCCAAAAAAGCAACGGCGAGGCGCAGCGTCGTCCGGGAAGAAAGGGAGCAAGTAAAGAAGGTCCCGGCCGCCGTCCGCAACGCCCGGCCGGCGCTAGGCAGACAATCTCATTCGAAAGCCTGGACTTACAGTGATTGAACCACTTCCCGTCACGCTGGAACCCGCTCAAGAGGACACGCTCCGTGTGCGCGTCCGAGATGAGCTCACGTCTGCCGTAGAGACGCATATGAAGCGCGAGGAGCGCTTTGCCGGGTTCCTGCGGGCCTACAAGTTCCGGCCGAAGACGGAGAAGAAGGACTTCCCGTGGCCAGGGGCCAGCAACATCGTAGTGCCCCTGGTGAAGATCACGATTGACGCGGTGGTCGCGCGGCTCCAGAAAGCGATCATGGGCACTCCGGACCTCGTGGAGGTCACCATTAAGAGTGCCCAGTGGGAGCCCCTGGAAAAGGACATCCGGGAATGGCTAACATGGTTCGTGGAGAACGGTGGACTGAAGTCTGGTCTCCGCACCATGGCTTTCGACATGGGCTTGTGTGGCGACAGCTTTGTCTTGCCCAGGTGGATCAAGAGGGAGCGGGACAGCCATATGTACGACCCGTCCGGGAACATCGTGACAGTGCCAGTAGTGGAGTACGAAGGTGTATTCTGGCATGTAGCGAGTCCGAGCGATGTCCTGTATCCGAACGGTTTTGACGAGTGGGGCCAGCTCCCGTGGAAAGCCATTAAGCACCGGTACACCTGGGCCGAGTTGAAGCGTAAGGAGGCGAAGGGCGACTTCGACGACGTGGAGCGAATTCGCAGTACGAACAAGGAGCGGAGCGATCCGGCCTGGCGCGCACGTGCAGAGAACAGCCAGACGACGGGGACCACGAGCACCCTGTACGAGGTGTACGAGATCCACGGGTTGTGGGAGATCCCTCCGGGAGAGGACGCAGCGGACGAGGCCGAGCCGGTCTTCGAGGAGCTGATCCTCACCTATAGCTTGGACGGGGACTGCTTCCTCAGCATGATCTACAACCCCTTCTTCGGGAAGGCCCACCACATCGTAAAGGTGCCCTTCCTCAACCAGGCCCACGAGGTGCAGGGTCAGTCCGTAGCGGAGCAGACCGTCCCCTTCCAAGACGAGGCCAGTACAGCGCACAACCAGAAGATCGACGCGGCCACTGCGGCCAACGCAGGCATCGTCGTAGTCTCCGAGGAGTCCACACTTGGACCCCAACAGGAGATCTATCCGGGGGCCCGCATCGTAACGCCCAATCCGGATAAGGACGTCCGCATTCTTCACATGAGCGAACCAGGTCCCGCGATTCAGCGGGTCGAGGACCAGGCGGCGTTCTTGGCGGAGAAGGCCAGTGGGATGTCCTCCTACAACCTCGGCATGGAATCCAGTATTGTCGGATCTCGAGCAACTGCTACTGGAACAACTGCTCTTATCTCCGAAGGTAACATCCGACAGTGGGTATCAATCGATGATATGCGAGATGCTCTTGCGGAGCTCTTGTATCTTACGATCCAGCTCGAGCAGCAATATCGCCCCGAGGGGTACGAGTACATTCCCGGGAAACGGATTATGTTCCCTCAAGGAGACGTGCGGTCTTCTCTTGGACTTCGTCTAAAGGTCACCAGCGAGCAGGTGAACAGGGAGCTGGAGCTGCAGAACCTGCAGATGCTCATGGCGGTGCTGAACGAGTACTACATGCGTCTAAGCCAGGCCTCCATGATGATGTTCAACCCCCAAGTTCCTCCGCAGGCCAAGCAGACCTCGTTCATGATCATGATGGCCTCCCAGGACCTGATCCGTCGGTTCGTGGAGCGGTTCGACGTAGAGAATGTCGAGACCATTGTCCCCAACATCCAGACCATCCTTCAAGGAGTAGCAGGTGCCCCACCCCCCGCGCTTGGCGGAGTTCCAGGAGCTCCCACCCCGGGCCCACAAATGGGTCCTGGAATGGCTCCAGGAGGAGCTGGAGGCATGCTACCGCCGGATGCGGCTGGCGGACTTGCCGGAGGAGCTCCGTCAGGAGCAGGGGGCATGCCGCCTGTTATGTAAGCTTCACGCGGACCTGAGAAGGTCTATCACGTCAGATCGAGGAGAGACCGATGCCTAAAGTGGACGAGAACGGGATCATAACGGAGGGGCGATTCCAGGGGTACCGTGCCGTGGACGTGCTAGAGTTCGCGGAGTCGGTGGAAACACGCTCTGAGGGCGAGGAAGGCACTTCTGCCGGACGTACAGCGCCCAGGCCCCCTTCCGATCCGGGTAGCAAGCTCACGCAAGACGCTGCGGGCCGTGTGGACAGGACGATGATGCTCCTCGCCTCCCAACAGGAGAAGTTGGACGAGGATGAGTTCGCTGCGACGGTCTCAGACTACGACCGGCCCGTCCCCGGTCTCACACCCGAGAAGACGTATAGGCAGGTGGTCGCCGAGACCAAGTCAGGGATGAGCTTGGAACAGCGGATCCAGCGGGGGTTTCATCGACGGGTGTACATCCTGGTAAAGACGCAGCAAGACCCCGAGACGGCAAAGAGGGTCTTCGCGAAGGAGGAGCCACCTGTTGAGGCTGAGGAACCGGATGCAGAGGAGCCGGTTACTCCCCCCGTAACGAGGTCACTCGATCCTACGCCTGAAGTCCCGAAGGCTAAGGCGGCTCCTCCCAAGGCGAAAGGGGGCGCAGCGGCCCCGACACCTGGGTCGCGGGCGGAGCCCAAACCCGTTGTCCAATCGAAGCTTCAGCTCAACGACAAGATCCGCCGCTTCACTAAGAAGATGGGACTCAACGAGGCCGAGTACCTGGTGGAGCTGGAGCGCCGTGGGTTCACGCAAGCCGACGTGGACCGATACAGCACGGGTGTTGGCCCAACCCGGCCCGCTGGCCGGAAGAGTGTATTTGACTATGCCGATGAATGATCGTCTCGCAGTGCCCAAGCCGGAGGCCGGCTGGCACTACCGCTGGGTGAACACCAAGGACCACGTAGTTCGTGAACGATTGTCGCAGGGCTTCGAATTCGTTACGGAGCCCGATTCACCGTTGCCTCCAGGAACCGCGACGGTCCTGGGGCAACAGACAGGGAACCCCGCGTCCGGTGGTTCCGTCACTCGTGGGGATGTCGTCCTCATGAGGATGCGTAATGAGGCCTTCGAGGAGAGAGTGGCAGCCCCGAAGCGCGATGCACGAGAGCGGCAGAAAGCCTCCTTCGACACCATGGTTGCGCAGAACAATGAGAATGCTCAACGGCTCATGAGGGCTGCGGGCTTGAAGGGTGTACCCAAGCAAGTAGTGTACGAGACGTCGAGCGATTCCTCGTTCGACGAAGACTCGAAGAAGTGAAGGTAGGAGGCTGAATGGCAACGCAACCGAAAATCCCGATGCGTGCCGTCAAGACGATCTTCGGGACTCCACTCCCTCGGCACGCATGGCCCGAGGGGGCAACGGAGACCTTCAAGAAGGGTGCTGTCTGCTTCGTGGGAGCAGACGGTATGCTCACGGAGTGCGGGGCGGATCCCGCAGTCTACATGGGCGTCGCGACGGCGGATGGAAAGAACACAGTCGGCGAGGGCGCCGTGGAACAGATCGTGGAGCTCTGCGCTCCAGGGGTCCTCTTCCGAGGGTACCTCGACACCAGCGCGGCCGAGGGGACCGGCGTGGGTACGCTGGCCAAGCGGGGCATGGCTCACGGGATCGCCAAGAGTGCAGCCGTAGTCGCTCCGCTTGGAATCTGGTACGTGGACGCGGCCGACGTCACGGACGACATCGTGGTCATCTGGCAGTACTGGGACGGAGACAACATGTTGTTCACCGACATCAGGCCACATGTGCTCTTCCATTGGCAGATCAGCCAGTGGCAGGGTAACACTGGATTGTAGGAAGGAGAATCTGAATGGCAGTCACATCAGGTGGATTCTCCGAGCTCCTCGCCCCTGGCCTCTACGAGGTCATGTTCAACGAGATGGAAGCGACTCCTCCCTCGTGGGTCCCCATCTTCAACGTCCGCGACAGCAAACGGGCGTATGAAGAGGACTTCAAGATGGCGGGGCTCGGATCGATGGTCAGCAAGCCGGAAGGCACCGCGACCACGTTTGACGACCCCGTGAAGGGTGCGATCGTCCGCTACACGCACTCCAGCTACGGCCTCGGCTTCCGCATCACGCGGGAGATGTTCGACGACGACCTCTACGACATCATGAACGACATGAGCGCGGAGCTTGCGAGGAGCGCCGCGTACAAGATCGAGATCGATGCGTGGTCCGTGTTGAACAACGCCTTCAACCCGGCGTTCGCTGGCCAAGACGGACTGGCCCTGTGCCACACGGCACATCCCCGCCTCGACGGGGGAGGGACCATCGCCAACCGGCCACTCGTGGACGTGGATTTCAGCTTCACTGCATACCAGGCGGCCCTGGACCACTTCAAGACCCTCGTGGATGATCGGGGCAGGCCTGTGAACGTGGAACCCACGACCGTACTCCTGGACCCCTCATTCGAGTGGGTGGCCAGAGAGATCATGGAGTCCGAGTTCAAGCCCTACACGGCGAACAACGAGGTCAACGTGGTCAAGTCGGGAGACAGGAACTACCAGCTGGTCCGCTACTTCACGGACCCGGACCAGTGGTTCCTTGTGGCACCGAAGCGGCAGCGCAAGGCTCGGGGCGGTCACGACATGAAGTTCTGGTGGAGGACGCGGCCGGAGTACGGCAACGCCGACGATTTCCTGACCGGGGACGCCATGTTCAAGACCTTCTCGAGGTACAGCCGGGGCTTCAGCGAGTGGCGCGGAGTGTACGGATCGAGCGGAGGTTAAGCAATGGGTTCAACAACCTTCGGCTCGATTGTCACGACCGAAGCGCCGGGTGTCATGACCTTCACTTCTCCCTCCGTGATAGCGACGGCGGGAGTGGTCACGTATACCGCGCAGCAGCTCCTGGGTGGACTGATCCTCAGAGACCCCAATGGTGCGTCAAGGAACGATCTGTTCCCGCCGGCCGCTGACATCACTGCAGCGTTGACGGCCGCACTCGGGGTCACGCCTACCCCCGGTATGTCGTTCAACTTCAGCATTCGAAACACGGCGGATGCTGCGGAGACCATCAACTTCGGAACGGCAGCCGGTTTAACGCTCAGTGGCACGATGTCCTTGGTGCAGAACAACACGCGGCAATTCAGCGCAGTGGTCACGCCGACGGGTGTGACGATCTACAGCCTGGGCAGCTTCGTTCACTGAGGTAAGTAGGGTGCTTCCACAAGACAGGGAGCAGCGTAAAGCTGTCTTGTGGAAGCTACTCCTGTATCTCGCGGGGCTTGCACGAAGTGGGAACTCGCAGGCAGCTGCGGAGTTTCGACTCCACGCAAAGCGCTGGCGCAGTGAGTTTACTTGAGCAACCTCTGAATCCGCGCTGGCAGCGCTGGAAAGGATGATAGATGGCAACCTTGATAAAGTCTCGGTCACTCATCTTCAACGCAACTGGGGACCGGTATGACCCTGTCGTGCATTGTCGGAGCGTCGTGCTGCAGACCAACGCTGGAGTGGCAGGAGACGCGTTGACCATCACGGACGGGGCGGGAGACGTGATCTTCCACTACCGGACGAAGAACACGGTGGACGAGGTGGACTTCCTCCAGGGGAACCACTACGCCTGCCGCGGGATGGTCGTCACTTCGATGCCCGCAGGGGGCCAAGTCCTCGTCCTTCTCCGTTAACTTGGTGGGGGGTAACGTGACCAGCCGTCACGGAGGTGTGTGATGCCGGTTCTAACGATCCTCGCCGTCGTCCTCGTAATCTGCGTCCTGATCTGGGCCACCCGGAGCCTGACCACGGCGTTCGGCGTCCCTAACCCGATCGCCACAGTGATCATGGTCGTCGTGATCCTGATCTGCCTCATCTGGTTTCTTAACCAGACCGGTGTACTCAATCTGAGGCTCACGTAAGTGCTTGATACAAGGCAGACGAATCGGGTCTTCGGTGAGGAGTGGTATACCTGCGGCCGCTGTGGCCTGGATTATCCTCGGAGGAAGGTGCTTGTACAGAACGGCCTCGTTGTGTGCCGAGGCCCGGAGACGATGGGCTGTGTCGATGAGCCTGGTGCTGGCCCGCCGCGGACGAGGTTGACCCTTCCTCTCGAGCAGCCCATCGATCCCCTTCCTGAAGTGGTGGAGGATCTGTAATGGCACGGCGAACGTTTGCGGACGCCTCGGCGGAGCTCCTCCTACGTCTGGGCAACCGGTCTGACGCGGTCGACCCGTTGCGGGAACAGTGGCTGAACGACGCGATGTACAAGTGCGGGATGCACTACGATCATCGGGTGCTCCAGCGGACGGTGGAGATCCCGTTGCTTGCCGGATCGGACACCTTCGTGGAGCCCACGAGTATGTGGTGGCCCGAGTGGTTGTACAACGTGACGGATGGAAGGCCCGTGACGATGGGTGACAGGGACCTGATCGAGGCCACGGACAAGCAGACCACCACGCCCACTCGATTCTACACGTGGGGCAACGCCTTCTTCTTCAACAGTGTGGCTGAAGAGGACAAGGTGATCCGGCTGTACTACGTGGAGCGGCCTGTCCGCTGGGCCGGAGCGGCCGTGTTGCCCTATGAGGAGAATTACGACATCTTGGTGGTGATGTGGGCCACGAAGATCGGGCTCACGGCGCTCCGCGATTTGGAGGAAGCCGGCGCCGTAGGCCAGGAGATCGGGATGCACGTGAGCGGGATGCGGTTCCCACTGCGGGAGCAGAAGAAGAACGACCGACTGACCGGTGTGCAGGTGAAGTTCAGGTAACGCGATGGCAGCAACCAATCAGTGGAACGAGACCAGTCCCAAGGGCACGGACCTCATTAGCGCGGGGGATGACGAGATCCGGAAGTTCAAGCTGGACGTCCGGGAACGGGCGGACGTGGAGCACTTCTGGAACGTGGACCTCGTGAACGATGGGAAGCACCGTCACGTCTCCCTCACGCCTGGGCCAAATGTCACGGCGCTCACGGGTGGCGGAAACACTATGTCCAGCGGGGGCGGGCTGATCGCGCTAAGTCAGACCTGGAATGGGCCGGGTGTCCACTTCGACGGGCTGCGGATGGACATCACGGATGTGGCGTCTGCAGAGGACAGCCACCTCATCCACATGACGATCAACGGGGCCCCCATCCTGACCGTGTCGAAGACCGGTCTCGTGGTGGGGGCAGGTGGAGGGGGTGGTGGATCGGATACGTTCAACAACCCCGTTACCTTCGTCTCGACTACACACTTCGTCGGCGCCACGACGTTTGACACCTCGGCCACCTTCTTGGGGGGCCTGTCTGCGTACTCAAACTCGTTCTTCCACGGGAACACGACCTTCGATACAGGGCAGGCGACCTTTAACGGGCCTCAGCCTGTTGTGTTCAATACTCCCGTTGTGTTCAACGGTCTCGCGACGTTCAACGGGGGTACGTCGGGAGTGGGAGGTGGAGGAGGGGGAGGAGAGGCCTTCCCCATCGGTGCCGTGTTCCTCAGTGTGGTGGCAACCAGCCCGACCACGTTGCTCGGCTACGGAGCGTGGGCCCGGTTCGGACAGGGACGGATGCTCGTAGGTGTGAGCGAGGGAGAAGGGGAGTTTGCATCACCGGAGCAAGTGGGAGGAGCCAAGACGGTCGTGCTGACTGAAGCGCAGCTAGCGCGACACGGCCACCCGGGTTGGGACGACGGGCACATCCACCCGAGCAGTATGCCGTCAGACAGCGATAATACGCAGGTTGTCGCACCTCCCTCTGGATGGGTCTCCTCGGGCACGTCGATGAAGAGTACCGAGATTGGCAACGCGAACGTGAAGGTTGGCTTGAGTGGTGACAACGAGCCGCACCCCAACCTCCCACCGTACATCGCCGTGTACATGTGGAAGCGCGTCGGCTAATGCGGACTGGAGTCGCTACTCGACAGACCCTCGACATCTACCCCACTGCGGGGATGATCACCCAGCTCCCTGCGAAGGAGCTTCCGCTGGGTGCCTCGCCCGACATGATGAACATGTGCGTTGTGGGTGGGTGCCTCCGCAAGAGGCCAGGGTATCGGCAGTTCCGACCAGCGAACGCCCCCTTCGACACGAGTGTGATGGGCCTCGCGAGTACGAGGGATGAGGCCAACAAGGTGCACCTGTACGCGTGGTCCGAGACCGCGATGTACAAGTATGACCGGGACCTGTACGACTGGGTGCTGTGCTCAGGGCCGCCGTTCACGGGAGGAGGGGAGAACCTGTTCTCGTGGGAAGTGAGCCAGAACAGCATCGTTGCCAGTCAGGGCATCGACCCTGTGATCCGCACACCGTTTACTACTACCTACGCCATCCTGAGCCCCGACTGCCCAGCAGCCCGATACATGACAAGGGGGGCGGACAGGTTGCTACTTGGAGACACCCTAGAGGGGACACCAGGGATCCGGAAGCCGTTCCGGATCCGAAGGTGTGTAGCTGGGGACCACACGGATTGGACGGGAGTGGGAAGCGGGTTTACTGATCTGGCCGAGGGTCCCTATCACCTGTATAACCTGAGGAAGATTGGCACCCGGATCGCAGCGTATACAGAGAAGGTCGTGTGGATCGGTGTGAGGACAGGTAACGCGGCCGCGCCGATCGAATGGCAACCAATCATCACGGAGAGTGGGCTGCTAGCCCCACACACTGTGACGGGTAGACGGAATCTACATGTGTACCTCGGTACGGACGACGTGTACGAGTTTAATGGAACGGGTGCCACGGGTGTCGCGGCCGCAGTGATCGATGAGCTGTACCGGCAGATCAACAGCGAGTTCGAACATATGATGTTCGGAGAGGTGATGAACGAGACCCAGGAGGCCCTCTTCTTCATCGTCAGTGGGCATCACAAGACTCCGGACAGAGTATGGGCGTATAACTGGGGACGAGGAGCCTGGTACCCTTGGACGGTCAGCGGGCCCAAGTGTAGCACCTTGCACCGGGTTGGGAACACCGCTATCTGGGACGCGTTTCCCATTCCATGGGACACCTTCCAGCTGGAGTGGGACGCTGTGTCGTTGAGCAGTGCGTATCCAGCGTTGTTGACCGGCCATACGGATGGACGCGTGTACGTGTGGAACCACGGGCACCTGAGCGATGATGGGATCGCGATCCCCTGCTACTGGAGCAGCAAGGAGTTGAGTGCAGGGGACGTGAGCAACGAGCTCCAGGGCAGGCAGATGACGTTGCGGAGCGTGACGGTCTCGTATAAGAGCAGCGGCTCCGAGATGAATGTAGACTTCTTCTACCGTGCGGATGGCGGATTGTGGCAGGGACCCTTTCCCAAAGTGGTTCCTGCGCAGCCGGCAGGGGATCGCACCTTCACGGTAGATGACCAGGTTAGCGGGGGCAGGGTGCAGTTCCGTATTGCGCACTGGTCTGCGACTGAGTCGCTCATCATCAACAGCTTCCACCCGGAGATCGAGATCCGGGACTACCAGGCTCGATAGACGTGGCGGTAAAGCTCCCATACGACTTCCCACTCGAGCCACCGCTGACGGACTATTCGCGGCGGTACTTCGAGGAGATGATTGTCCTCATCCAGAAGCACTTCGAGCTGATCTCTGGAACGGTGAACAATCTAAGCGGATCGGGGGGCAGCGGTGGTCCGCACGCTACCACGCACTACGTAACGGGTGATGACCCCGTTGACATCACGAAGCTGGCGGGCTTTCCCGGAGGTGATACCACTTTCCTCCGGGCGGATGGCACGTTTGCGGAGGGTGTAGAGGGGCCGCCGGGGCCTCAGGGCGTGCCCGGAGTACCCGGAGAGCCTGGGCCATCTGCCAGCGTGTTCTACTACCAGGCAGACGCCAACAGCCAGCAGATGCAGGACCCTGGTGCGGGGTTCGTCCGTTGGAACGCGGAGGTCCAGGTTGAGGCGACACGGATCGCGATTGACTGGTTGACGGATCGGGGCTTCGACGCGCACCTGTTCTTTGAAATCACGGAGCCGACCTCGGAGATCATCATCCAGTCCGCCGCTCTGGCTAGTTCTCACCAGAGATGGAAGCTGATCGAGGTGATTCCATCAACGGACTGGTTCTCTATCGTCGTGGAATTCGTGAGCCAGAGCGGGCCGGGTGGCCTCTGCGAGTTCAGCCACAACGAGCGTCTAGCCATAATCATCCAGAGTAGTGGCACTGGAGGTGGGGGCCTCGCGTACCTCGGTGACTACGCTCCAGCGACGTATAAGGACGGGGACATTGTAGTAGCGGAGGATGGGATCGCGTATATGTGCGTTGTGGACGGGACCACGACGCCGCCTGAGCCGTGGCCAGGAACGGGGATCGTATCTACGGTGGGGCCACCGGGACCACCTGGAGCAACGGGGCCAGCGGGCCCGCAGGGTATACAGGGGATTCCGGGACCGGAAGGTCCGGAAGGGATACAAGGGATTCAGGGACCGATCGGGTTAACGGGGCCAGCGGGGCCAGAGGGGCCAGAGGGTCCGATCGGGGACACCGGTCCGCAGGGTCCGCAGGGTGTACAAGGGGATACGGGCGCACAAGGTGCAACTGGCATACAGGGTCCGAAGGGAGATCAAGGGATACAAGGGATACAGGGGCCAGTCGGGATCACGCGGCCGTTTCGGCTCGGCCATACATGGGGTCTCGTGGGAGATGTATCCGCGTTGACCACTTTGCCGTCGATGTTCGTACCGATGCTAGGCACCCAGGCAGCCTCGTTGATTGGAGTACGGACGCGTCTGGGGTCCGGGACCAGCGTAGGGGTGCAGGTGCGTCGGAACGGTGGGAACTTGGGCTCCGTTATCACGGCGACCGGGACCGCAGCGACCACGGCGTTCAGCCAGGCCCTTGCAGCGGATGATGAGTTGACAATCGTCCTCTCGTCTCCAGTCGGGACTCCGTCGAATTTGGGTGTATCGTTGTTCATCGAGCACACACCGTGATAGTTCAAGGGACAGCATCAGCTGCAGCAGCAAGTGTTGCGATCCCAGCGCATCAGCCGGGGGACATGATGCTGGTGTTCACGCAGAGGTTGAACAACGTTCAGGCCACTAAACCGGCGGCAGGTGGCACGGTTCCGGACTGGAACATGCCGCAGGCTGCTGGGGCAAACACGTTGGCGCTGACGTCGGCTTGGGCACTTGCGACCGCGTCGAATCATACTACGGGGACGTGGACTAACGCCACACAGATATGTGTACTGGTACTGCGTCCCGACACCGAGAAGACTCTGAACTACAGGACCAGCTTCGTGGCTAACGGTGCCAATACCCAGACGATCATATACCCGGCACTGTCGGTCATCACTACCGGGACGTCGTGGGGTGTCCGTTGCGGAACGCGTGGCGTAGCGGTCGCAGCAGCTGGCAATGCTCCAACTGGGTGGACCCAACGAATAGTGCAACCCGCGACCCCGTTGATGTCGGTGCATACGCGGGCGGCGTTGACGGCTAACATGGTAGCGGATACGGTTGCGACGGCGGGGACGAACGCGGCTTACCGGGCGCACTCACTGGAAATCACTGAGAGTCCCAAACAGCAGCCGATGGTCACCATCACATGAGCTCACCGGATCCAGCAACCACTGAGTGGGTCCCGATCTGGAACTCCAAGTCAGAGGGGCCACAAGGACCTCCGGGGGAGACTCCTGCCCTCAACGAGTCCTTCGTTACGGCGACGGATGAGCCTACGCTGGAGAACGCGAGGACGCTCGTTGCAGGGGACAACGTAGAGATCGACCTCTCCGTACCGGGACAGGTGATCATCAACGCGACGGGTGGCGGGCCGGGTGGAGGGATGAACCTCGACTACCTGGGAGCGTATCCCGCGGCTCCAGTGTACTACGACGGGGACATCGTGATCGGGCCGGACGGCATCGCCTACATGTGTGTGGTCGATGGTACCACGACGCCCCCAGAACCGTGGCCTGGAGTGGGGATCAGCAGCTCCGTAGGCCCTCCTGGACCGACGGGTCCACAGGGCCCACAGGGTGTACAGGGTCCCCCGGGAGTACAGGGTCCAATCGGGCCAGTGGTCGATGGCACGTATTGGATGGTGAGCAACCATCCCACGCTCGTGAGTGAGCGGGCGTTGAATCTGCTGGCCAACGGATATGTGAAGAGTATCTGGGGCGAGCCTAGCACCGTAGCTGTGATCCCTGTAAGCGAGGGCGGGACGGGGGCGACGGACACCGGGACGGCTCGGACGAACCTGGGCCTGGGTAACGTGTCCACTGTGAACTTCAACGGGAGCAGTGCGTACTACCTCCGCGGAGACGGAGTATGGGCGACGATTCCCGATCAGATCCCTCAGCACATGGTCGCCATGTTCTGGGAAGGGTGTCCAGCGGGATGGGCTAGAGCTCCGTGGTGGGACGGTCACTTCTTCCGATCATCAGCGACTTATAGTGGACCCTACGGTGCGACGGACCACTACCACGGAGCGGGGGGCCTTGCGATCCCGGCACACGGGCATGCTGCAGCTGGGCTTACGTTGCCTAGCCACAATCACGGCGGGCTTGTCGGGATCGATGGACGAACGGACAATGAAGGCGAGCACAGCCACGCGTTCGGAGTGCATGGGACAACAGGGAGCAACAACAACGGCGATATGAACGTGGACGCGGGAAACAGTGGCAACATGGCTCGGGGTCCACACGATCATAACATCGATTACAGTGACAATACGAACAACGCGGGTTTGCACTCGCACCACCTCGCGCTTACAGGTGGAATCCCAAGTGACGGGGGACAAGGGATCGATGGAAGCGTGACTGCTGCCCCCGCTATCGCGGTTGTTAACAACACGGGCTGGGCTACGAACCACTATCCGCCGTACTTCGACATGATCTACTGCTACAAGCTATGATCACACTGGACTTGAGCGATGAGCTGGGCCCGAGGCACTTCGAGTTCCTCTTCGTGGGATTCGTGCTCGGAGGGTCCATGAGCGACAAGAAGGGGATTCAGCTCCTGCGGAAAGAGGTCGCACTGTTCGAGAAGCTGGAGGCCATCAGCGAGTTGAAGCCCTGCGGGAAGAAGATGGTGAATGGAGAGGCCGAGCGGCAGCTCGTGAACGGGGCCGTGTTGGAGATCACGTTGGACGAGGCCGACATGTTGTACAACTACCTGACGATCGTACCGTGGCAGTCAGGGACACCGGCTCGACATGCGTTAGAGGCGATCGATTGGTTGAACAATGGCAGACATCCCTGATCCTGTAACCACGGAGTGGGTTCCCATTTGGAACCCGACGAGCGTCGGACCAGTAGGGCCGCAGGGGCCTCAAGGTATCCAGGGTGAGCAAGGTATCCAGGGCGATACTGGCCCCATCGGCCCACAAGGTGTCCAGGGCGTAAAGGGAGATGAGGGGGACCAAGGTGTCCAAGGAACACAAGGAGTCCAAGGAGTCAAAGGCGATACGGGAGCTAAGGGAGATAAAGGAGACACTGGCAATACTGGAGCGACGGGCCCACAGGGAATACAAGGTATTCAGGGAGAAACAGGGCCCGAAGGTCCGAAAGGGGATACAGGAGACAACACCCAGCCGCACCACGTCCAGCACGAGCCAGGTGGCAACGACCAGATAGTCAAACTCGAATTGACAGGACCGTATCCTCATCTCCGGCTCACCGCTGCGACCGGTGTGGCTGGGATCAACTTCTCGGAAATGTCTGCGCCTGTCGATGGGAAGAAGTGGGCACTGTATGCCTACGGACAGTCGCTCAGGGTTGAAGCGATCACCGACGCGGAGACGACCGGCCCCACGGTAATGATGATTGACCGGGCGGGAAAGTCTACGTGGGTCGGCAACGTCCTAATCAATAAGACCCGTCCGGAACTCATTCTCCAGACAGGTGGTGACGTTGCCAAGGGCCGCGTGTTCCAAGCGGTGCCGGGCGGTCGCGTCGACATTTCCGCTAACTTCTACTACACCGGTTCGGCGTGGTCGCAGGATGATACCGCCAATGGCGGGGCGCTGCTGGTGCTCGATGCCACGCGCATCGACGCTTACACCGTGTCTACAACTGGAGTGCTAACAAAGCGGCTGGCCCTCGCCGATACAGGGAAGCACCAAATCGGTGGACAGGAGTTGAAGATTTATAGCTCCACCTATGCGGACCTTGGATTTTATGCAGGAGGCTATGCTGCTGGCACTCGGTATTGCAAACTGCAACACGCTTCGGGGAACCTGAACCTGTACATGCTCGATGATGGCGACACGGCCATCCAGAGCATCCCGATGACGTGGTATCGCAATGGGAACGTCAACATCGGCGGAGCGTTGTCCCTGTCTGGTGCGTTGGTGCTTCCGACCAATGTCAATGCGAGTTTGAAGTTTGGCGCGCAAACGGACACCTACCCTGCTTTACGTGACGGGAATCCCTACGGGTATCCGGGTTATCTTGAGGTCGTCACCGCTGGTACACCTGCCGCAGCGTATGCGCCTCTCAGAGCGTCGTTCGTTTGGACAACAGGGACCTCGAACAGTCTTGGTGACCTGACGTGCCGCGGCGCCACGGACTTCCAGAACGGAATCTACGTTAGTGCGAGCTCAATCGTAGTAGTTCGGGGGGCAGGCAACAGCATTACGTCAGGTTGGGACCTCTACTCGACGGCACCGATATATCCCGGCCGGGAAGACACAGGGTGGACGACGCAGAGCCAATGGTATCTGAGCTCGCACGCTAGCTACGGCCTGAAGTCGAATACCGGGTTGTATTTGGCCGGGGGCCTTTGGGTGGCTGGTGGGATAACGTTCCCTGTGTCTGTATGGCACAACAGCAGTGAGGGCCACCAGCGCCTGTTTTTCGAGTCGAGCAGCGTCACCTATCTAAAGGGCCACGGGATCGCGTTCAGGAACTTGAACGATACGTACATTGGGGGTTTCGATGTATCCGGTAACTTCACCGCGTCCGGCACCATTGGGACCTCGACCAACGTCTGGCGCAGCAACTTCCACCCCGGTGGACTGATCTATCCGGGCCAAGGCGGTGAGGCTTATCAGACCACTTGGTACATTCAAGGGCATGGGAGCTACGGCATCTACTGCAACACTGGCCTCTACGTCCAAGGTAATGTGTGGAGCGCAGCGGGGTTCAGTTCGGGTGTGTATCACGTCGATTCATACTACAACGCGTACATCGGACGGTGGGTCGGCACCCCCGATAACGGCAATTTCCCCGGCACATCAGGCAACGGCTCCACCAATTCCGGGTTCCTCAAGTTCTATGTTGGGGGCTCCCCGGTCTACGTCCCGTACTACGTATAGGAGGACAGATGAGTGAGCAACAGCAAGGGATCGCAGTCCAGCTCGAGGACCTCTACAAGATCATCGGTGAGCGTGAGGTGATCCGGTACTACACACAGAAGGAGATGGACCGCCTCATCGCGGAGAACGACCAGTTGAAGAAGGCGCTCACGCCGACGCAGGGCCTACGGGCAGTGGAGCAGTAACATGGAAGAACTCACACTCACGACTCCGGAAGTCAAGCCGGAAGAGGTCAAGAACAAGTACCACGTGGTCTACTTCTCGATGGACCACGAGACGGCAGCCCTCGTCGCGCCGCCTCCTGCACCATCGACGCCGGGACTGGTCCAGATCCGGCTGAGGGACAACCTAGGTGGAGTGCTCAACCACCAGTACACTGGTCAGGTTGCGATCGACTTCATCAAGTACATCAACACGGCGAACTTCACGACGAGCAGCCTGCACAAACGGATCCTGCAGCGGCTGACGAACGATGGGGTCATCGTGGGCACAGTGACCGGGACCCCCGATCCCCCAACCGGAGTGTTCTCCTCGGAGGAGTAGCGTGACGAGTCAGCTGGTAGAGGAAGTCCACGTCCCATTGAAGCTCCTGGAGTTTGAGTCCCTTGGAGATATACAACGCATCCTCGCGCTGTACGATGGGTTGCGTGTCCCCAAGCAGGACAGGAGTCAGTTCGCCTATCACCTCACACAGGATCGGGCGGCCTGGTTCCTCGAGATAGGGGACATTGGGCTGGCTTACTTTACCAGCGTCTTGCCCCAGAACAGAGCGACGTTTAACGTTGTGTTCTGGGACCAGAAGCTAGGCAAGTCCAGGGTCCACGCGGCCCGGGAGGCCTGTAAGCTCGCGACGGAGCGGTTCGAGTTGCAACGGATCGGGGCTCAGATGAAGTGGAGCAACCGCGTCCTACGGGACTTCCTCAAGCGTGTGGGCTTCATCTGGGAAGGGACCATCCGCAAGGGTTGGTTGGACGAGAAGGGTTTTGAGGACATGATCTTGCTCGGGGTGATACGAGAGGAACTCTGATGGCACTTGCAAACGACTACTTCGGCCTAGACGTACTGGGCTACGATCCGTATCACCAGCAGAAGCTGGACACCCTTGCCCGGTATCAGACGATCGACCAGCTTGTGGGCCAGCAGGCTGGGCAGCAGACTCCGACCGGTACGCAGACTCGGACGGCTGCGCCTACGACGCAGGCTACTGCTCCTACGTCCCAGACGTACACCCCTCCGCAGAGCGGGATGACTGGCCTCGGGGACCTAGCCAACTACTTCTCGACGCAGGGGACAGGTGGTACGTACCAGCCGATCATCGACAGGGGTGGGGAGACTGGAGGGGATCCACGCGGGGGAAGCGGCTCGACTACTTGTCCAGAGGGCTACGTCAGGGAGGCAGACGGATCGTGCCACCAGCTCCCACCACCGGGGAACAGTACACCTGGGCCAACTGACCCGAACGCTCCCGACCCCAATGCTCCCTGTCCGGCAGGACAGGTCCGGAACAAGTTGGGGTACTGTACCTGGGGACAGCTACCTGGAAGCCCAGGAGGCGGGTGCCCGAGGGGAATGCATGAGGAGAACGGAGTCTGCGTAACGGATAACCCGGACGCCCCGCCCCGTGACAGCCCAACCGGCACTGCGATCAACAACATCTACACCGCGGGGAACATTCCCCCAGACATCAGGGCTCTGCGAGAGGCGCTAGGTGGCTTCCTCACCCAGAACTTCAACGCGACCACTCCGGGCTATGGCGGCAATTTGATGATGGGGGGAAGCCCCTACATGGACCAGGCGGCCCAGGCGGGAGCCGGTGCAGCGAGCACCAGCAACAAGTACGGCGGCCTCTTCGAGAGCCTCATCGGGCAGATGCAGGGTGCGTACCCCGGGCTCGAGCAACAGATGCAAGCGATCGACACACAGGGCAAGGGGCAGCTTGAGGACGTAGGGGCCCAGATTCGGGAGCAGTACGGAGCGATGGGCCTCGGTGCGGGCTCGGATGTCGCGGAGGCTGTGGCCAGGGGACAGGGTCGGACGATCGCCGATATGAACGTGCAGAAGGGCACCGCGTTACAGGGTGCATGGGAGAGTCAGCAGAACAGGTTGCTCGGGGGAGCAGGGATCATTCCCGGGATGACCACGGCCCAGTCACAGGGATACGGACAGTATGGCAGCATCCTCGCTCAGTTGGCGGGCATGGATCTGGGCATCCAGGAAGGGAACATCACGAGGCCGTATCAGGAGTTCATCCGTCAGCAGGAGAACCCCTACATGAACTACGCCCTCGGAATGGCAACGGGCTTCCCACCGAATCCCAATCCGAAGCCTGTTGTGCAGGGTCAGGGGAACAGTCTCTTCCAAACGCTGGGCCTCTTGGCGGGGACGCTTGGAGCTGCCGCGATTACGAAGTCGGACCGCGAGGCCAAGGAGGACGTAGTGCCCTTCCGTGGCAGCGTGCTTAAGGCCCTCCGTGAGCTGGACATCAGCACGTGGCGCTACACGAACGATGGGACGATCCACATCGGCCCGATGGCTCAGGACATGAAGAGGCTGTTCGGCGTTGGTGATGGACGGACTATCCACGCGGTCGACGTGATAGGGATCCTGATGCTGGCTGCGAAGGAGATGGCCGATGCCGAAAATTCGTGAGACGAAGGAAGCGTACATCGTCGAGCCCTCCTTCATGGAGTCCCTAGGTCCTGCGTTGGAGAAGATCGTTCAGGCTTACGCCAGGAACCAGATCATAGAGCAGAAGCAGAAGCAGGACCTCGAGCAGGCAGAGCTCGATCAAGCGAAGTGGGAGCTGGAGCTCACGAAGCTGAAGCAGACGGATCCTGAGGAAGCAACGCGGTTGCAGAACATGCCCGCGGTGATGCGGATCCTTGATCCCAAGCGGATCGAGCGGATGAAGCACGAGAACGAGAGCCCGTTCACGCGGTTCCGGCATCGGAAGGAACACGAGACGCTGAAAGAGGGTTACGAGCCACCTCTCAAGAAGTCTCAGATCCCTGCGTACACTACTGACAGTAAGGGCATTCCATCTCTTACCGTGACCGAGGGGATCCCAGCGGGTGCCTTCGGCAAGGGGACGGATGCCTTCGGGAATCCTAAGAGCGCAAGCGGTCGTCCCGACTACACTGTGTCACCACAGCTCGCTGCAGCCCGACGTAAAGCTGTCGCGGAGGCAGAGGCAGAGGAGTCCAAGACCGCAGTAGAGGTCCTCCGGAACAAGACCCTTGTGTCGAACGTCGAGGCTGGGAACGAGGCTGCGTTACAGAAGCTCCTTGACGTTCCCTTCACTAAGGAAGGGATCCTCGCGTTCCGTGGGAAGCAGCGCTTGATCGAGCAAGAGGTGGAGAAGGAGGTTCCCTCTACACCTGGTTGGTACGAGAAGATGGCCGTGGCACGGCGGACGGAACTGTTGAAAGAGTTCCCGGACGCTGATCCAAAGGACATCAGTGAGTGGGCGGAGAGCATCGACAACCCGGACAAGGTCCTCACGCCAGAGACGAAGAAGCGGCTCGGCCCTTCCCTCTCGAAGAAGAAGATCACAGTGGACGAGAAGACCTATCAGATTAGGGCGGCGGAGCACGCCCTCAACAAGCAGAAGACCGCAACTGCGCTCGCCCAGGAGACCATGAAGACGGCCTCGACCCTGGCGCTCAACGGAGTGGATCCAGAGATTGCTCAAGGGGTCGCGTACAAGTGGTTGACGACCGGGAAGGCGCCAGAGGGCTTCGTGCTCCCGCCGGACAAGATGGCCGAGGTTGAGCTCTCCATCAAAGAGGCTCAAAGGCTTAAGTTCGAGGACGATCACCGGGAAGCGTTGATCCAGAGTCCCAGGTTCAAGGCCCTGAACGACTTGGCCATGCGGGCACCGAACGACGCACAGAAGACCCGGTACGTAATGGACATGCAGAAGGAGTTCTGCAAGTCTGCGGGCCCCGAAACTGCCTCCTGCGACTACAAGCCGGGGATCGGTTTCACAGAGTTGGCGACGGAGATCTTCTTGGTCCAACTCGACCGACACTGGAAGGGGGGTGCAAAGGCGCTCGCACTCGGCGAGGGTGCGCTTCGAGGGACAGCGCACGCACTCACCACGAACCCGATTCCACAGAGCACGGGTATCGGAATGATGCCCACGACTCCGAGGAGTGGACCCGTTCAGATGGTTGGAGAGATCACTCCGGAGACCAGTCAGAGTATCGCGAAGGGCTACGCCGACTACGCGAAGAGGATTATCCAGGATCCGAGCAGTTCGATCGCGATGAAGACCCACGTCATGGAGAACGCTGCGGCGTTGAAGACTGCCTTGGAGAAGGGTGACTGGGCTGAAGTCGCAAGGATCAACGCGGAGATGAAGAAGTGAACGATCCACTCCAGGATGTCCTCACGCTTGGGGCGAAGGAGCTCGCTAAGCCTCGAACGCCTCGTCCTCTCACTCCAATGGAAGAGTTGGAGATGATCGCCTCTGGTGCAGTACAGGACCAGGTGGACAAGCAGGCGGACGAGGCTCTGATCAAGGACCTGAATGCCCGGAACGAGGCTGAAGGGACGTTCGGGATCCCGATCACCAGGAGCCCCTTCCAAACTCCCGGGGAGCCGGGCTACGACAGGGAGAAGCTAGGAGGGAGCGCTGTCTCCGCGAAGACCTTCCGGAGACAGGGGTACGTTCCTCCCGTTGCGAACACAGCCGCTGCGGCCGCGCTGGTCAGGGGTCCCACAGCGAGCTTCTTCCACGGCCTGATGGCTCCCATCGCCTCGTTGATGCCAAGCTGGTACGAGAGCCTGGGTCAAACGGCCGAAGCGGATCGGGCTACGATGGAGAAGTTCATCCAGCAGCCCTCGTACGGTGTTGCAGGCTTCAGCCCTGCGGAAGCGAAGGCAGGGTCCTATGCTCCCCAGGTCCTCGCTGAATTAGCGGGAACCGCGATTCCAGGTGTCGGATCCGTGAAGGCTGCGAACGCTATCTGGCGTGTGGGTGCAGCAACGAAGAGCATCGGCCGGATCGTAGGGGCAGGCGCTACAGCCGGCGGGATGTTCAGCATCGCCGCAGAAGCGGATAGCGGGGAAGACCGGGTGTACAATGTGATGCTGAACGCAGGTGGAGGTGCTGTCCTCGACGCTGCGGTTGTACTTGGCACCACACACCGGGCACTGCGGACGGAGATCCGGGAGGGGAAGAAGAAGCTGGACCAGGTGGTAGAGGAGATTGCTTCCAAGACTGGTCAGCATACGGACAACGTAGAGTCTAAGATGGGCTCCATCCGGAACGGGTCCTCTACGAAGGATGTAGAGACAGCGGAGCAGGTGCTCAAGGCGACACAAGGGACTCCGGCGGAGAAGACTCCACTCGCCCACCAGTCCGCGAAGATTGTGGAAGCCTTCAACATGCGCTCGCCCAACTTCTGGACCGTTCAGGCGGGCGTTGAGAGAGGCTCCGGGGTCACCATAAAGACTCGGATCAACGGGATTGAGGAGGAGACCCTCTTCAAGTCCGACGCAACGGGAGCGGACAAGAACCTGTTCCGGAACACCGTCTTCTCGTGGGGCCAGAAGATGGAGTCCGCACGGTTGATGGGTCACAAGGTGGAGATCCTGGAGGCTACGTACGGTGCCTCGGATAAGGGAGCCGCTTCGTGGATGCTCAACCTCTTGGAGAACGGGCCAGGGGCCAAGCGAACGATTCAAGGGGCGCCTGCTCCAGGGACCGTGGCCCACAGTGGCAACGTTCCACAAGTCGGCGCCACAGTCACAGTCCGCGTGCCCGGCGGGGGCACGGTGACCGGGACAGTCCTCGAGGTAGGAGCCTCGGCCAGTGGCGGTCCGGGTCGAGCTGCGGTCGAGGGAATGGAACCGGGAAGCACCCGAGTGTACGGGAAGAATGGGAAGTGGATTGTACAACAGTCGACCGGGGTTGAGGAAGAGTTCGCGACCGCGAAGGAAGCCACTACTCGAGCGAACGCGCTGTACGTCCAGAACACACCCGAGGTCCAGGCAGCGAAGGCCCGAATGGAAGAGTCCATGGCTGCAGACAAGGCCATGGTTGAGGGGAAGGCTGCAGAGGTACAAGCTCCCGGTGTCACGGTCACACGTGACGTTCGTCAGCAGTTGTACGACCTCGGCTACTCGAAGGCGCATGTTGATGAGCTGCGTCCAGAACACGCAGTCCAGTTCGCACGAGAGGGCAAAGGTCCCATTAGGCTCCCTTCGGGGAAAGTTTCCCGATCCGAGGTAACTGCGGAGGGGTCGAAGCCAGCGGACGTCACGATCAGCGAGGATTGCCACAGCCCCTGTAAGTGGACCGTCCGGACGAAGAACAACGAGGTCTTAGAGGAGTTCGAGGACTCGAAGTCGGCCCAGGCGTACGCTAAGTCGATCATCGGCAAGGGTGAGTACGTTGCTGTAGTACGACCGGATACAGCTCCTGTGAAGCAGGCGGCCGCTGCGACCCAGGTTCCGGTACAGGACATCTCCGGCTCGGCTCTCGGGATTCCGGCGAAGAAGGGGACCATGCTCACGGAGGTCCCTGCCTCTGAGTTTATCGTGGACAGGAGTGCCACGGACAAGAAGACGTGGGTCGTACGGAAGAAGGACGGGACAACCCTGAAGAAGTTCAAGGACTCCGACCAGGCGCTGCTCTACGCAGAGAACCTGGGACAAGGGAAGCCTGTGACTCTGGTGACCCCGGAGCAGACGAAGGTCGTCCAAGGTACGGGAGAGCGGCGTCGGGAGTACCTCTGGAACCGTGCAGGCGAGCGAGTGGACGCAGAGGGCAACGTGATGGGTCGGAAGCGTCCCGCTCGTCCCACACCTGGAGAGGGACCCTCCGGGCCTGAGTTCGCAGACACCCCCGAGACTATGTACCGGTCCAAGCTCATGTCAGGGGAGGAACCCGATCTTCCAACACGGGTGCAGGGCCGCGAGATGGTTCCCAGGTCCCGGAGCTACGAGGCCGAAGCAGTCCCGCAGGAGCTGGTGCCCTACGTCAGTCAGGACCAGTGGAGCCGTCTGGACTACTCTCGTCGGATGACCTTAGCTTCTCAACACGGGACACCGGAACTGGTAGAGGAGCTCCGGGACGAGTTTAAGGCGTACAGTGCCGATATCGCTGCGAGGCAGGCTGCGGGCCAGAGTGTCTCTCGCCGTGTGAGCGAGTTGACCACGCCGCCACCCGAACCGATGCCTGAGGCCCTCCGCCAGATGCAGCTGCAGGCTGGGTACATCCGTCTCGAGGTGGGTGGCAAGGAGATTGTCGCTCCATTCACGGATGTGAACGCTCTTATCCCCACTCAGGGGCCAGTGCTCAACCTCAGGGCCCATCGTAGTGGGAAGGAACGTCGCTTCACCGTGGACCTCGGAACGGGGGACGTTACACCGGAGCCGCTCGACGCTCCGGGTGGGTATTGGCGGGAACCGGAGTTCACGTCCGCTGACCCCTCCTCGGACTACGAGCACGAGCTTGTTCGAGGCTTCAGTCACCGGGATGACACTCTCACCCTCAGCGTTACCCCCGTTGTGATCCAGGAGACAGAGTCACAGACTGGGCTCCGAGCGAACATCGGCCGTCTGGACCGCGCGCAGCCTGTCGCTCCGTCGGAGTTCGGTGCGTATCGGCAGAGCTTCGGAGGGAAGGCTGCAGCGGGTGACCTCGCTCCGAGTGGGCCAGAGGGGTATTGGGACAACCGCTTCACTGCAGGCTTCGAGCCTCGTAGACAGCAGCTCGTTGTCCGGACTGCTGAGGGTGAGATCGATCGGACCAAGACCTCCGGGATCACGAACCGGAGCATTGTTTACGACGAGAACGTTGCGCTCGAGGACCTGGATCCAACGGCCCGGCGGAAGGTGCAGAAGATCCACGATCCCAGGGGGCTTCCGGATAAGACCCAGCGTCCGGATGTGAAGTACAAGGACCCAGCAACCGGTCGGTGGACGCTTGGCGATCCCACTCAACGGGTCAGCACTCTCCGTAGCTACGAGATCTTCGACAAGACCCAAGGGACGAATCCCAACATGGTCCAGTTCAGGGACGCAGCGCGGAAGTTGATCAAGGCAGGAGTCCCTGAGTCCACGCCCGTCCGCCTCCGTGTGAGCCACACAACCCATGCTCCAGGGAAGCAGAAGCCGAGCATGACCCTTCGGGAGGCTGCGGACATCGACCTGGGTTACGTGTCTCCAGGTGAGCTGGAGAAGCAGGCCTCGCTCCGTGGCTACAGCGTGAAGAGGGACCCCAAGCTGGGAACCTGGACAGTGGAGAATGCACTTGCAGGCGAGAAGCAAGTGTTCCATCACCCGATGGAAGCCATGGCTGCGATCTCCAAGATCCCGATCAAGAAGAGTGGGGTGAAGTTGGAAGGGGAGCTGGAGCGAACGTGGAACATGGGGCGGGAGCGGGGACGGGATCCCGATGTGGACTCCAAGGCTTTCCTCCCCGCTCAAGCTGTGGACCAGGCCTTCCAGGAGGTCGTCTCTGCAGGTCGCCCTGGGATGGAGATGTACGTGGTTCCCCACGCCGAGATCGGTGGAGTACAGCAGGCCGGAGGAAAAGGGCTGACGGAGGCTGCACTCCGCGTTATGTCTCCTCCGAACCGGGTCCAAGCGATCCTCGACAACCTCGCAGAGAAGGTTCCACAGATGCGGTCCCTTCGTACGTGGACAGCACCGGAGCTTGTGAACGGCAGGCAGAAGATGTTCGTGTACGACGAGAACAAGGTGCAACAGATCTTCAAGCAATGGGAGCAGGGCTTCCAGAAGCTAGGAGTAGAGGTCCGAGATGCGAACGGGATGCCGCGACCTACTCACGTGATCTTGTCCGACATCGATAGGAAGATCCCCGATGGCCTGGACATCTTGAAGGGAAGGGACCCGTCGGACGCCTTCATGTACAGCTGGTACAAGAGCAAGAGCATGAAGGAAGAGTTCATGGCGGGGAAGCTCCAGGCAGACAGTCAGGGTCAGTATCGGATGTTCCCTCCGGAGGAGAAGAATGCCGCCTTTGCCAAACTGCCCCCCTGCTAGGGGTCCGCGGGACAATCGGGACCTGGAAGAGGTCGTTGGCCAGTCGGAGGAGACGTTCGAGCCTCGCGACGCTGAGGGCCCGCGTCACCTGGACATCTCCGATGCCGCGATGAACCAGGAGATCATGGACAGCATCCAAAAGGGTGGGAAGGAGCTGGCTCCGGATAAAGGGGGCGTCTTCGCTAGCATCACCCGCTTCTTCCGTCCTACGGGGAACATGCTGCAGGACTTGCAGAGGGAGACCGGTATCCCCTTCTGGACGTGGTATCGCAGTATCGAGTTGGGTCGGAGGGATGCTGAGACGTTCCTAGCGGAGGCGTCGTATAGCATCATTCCCAAGATCTTCTCCGGAAGCACCCGGCAAGAGAGGGAGATGGTCCAGGAGCTGTTTGAGATGGCGGGGAACGAGAAGGGGAAGGCTGCCCTCTTGAAGGGACTCCCGGCGGAGAAGGCTGCGTACGTCCAGACGATGCACGATCAGCTGATGAAGACGTATGTGGACTACTTCGCGAAGCTGGACTACAGCGCGGAGGACGTTGCGGAGCTGCTGGGCAACTTCGTCCCTACTATCCGGGCGATGGGTGGAGACTACAGCAAGTTCAGTCAGATCAAGACACCCGGGAAAATCAGCAGCCTTATCTCCCGTTCCGTGCGGACGGGAGAGGCCCCTGTCGACAGGGAGTTGGATGCACAGATCATCGCGAAGACCCTCTTCCGCGCGGTGAGCACGGAGACACACCTCGCCCCGCATTGGAACCTCGCGGTCAACCAGTTTAAGGCGTTCGCGGATCAGATGAACCCTCAGACTGGGGAACTGTTCCTCCGCTATCTGCACCAGGTTCGCCACTCTCCCGATGCGACGCAACTCGCCCTTGCGGAGTCGATGCGGCGGATTCTCACCAAGCTGGACGGGACAAGTGGGTTCAAGAAGATCGCCGTGGTCCTGAATAAGAGTGACCTGAGGGACCTCACTTCGATGATGGTCAGCTGGAACTACCAGGCTAACTTGGCTTGGAATCCGGGCGCGGTGCTACGGCAGTTCATGCAGCCCCTTCAGACCGTAATGCCGGATATGGGCATCAACAACACCTTGTCCGCGATGAAGACTGCGGTCAAGTGGATGCGGGACGAGAAGCTGCAGAAGTACTACGAGGCGAGGGGTGTGATCACTCGCAACGTGCAGCACGAGCAGTTCCGGGAAGTGAGTGATGCACTCCGTCAATTCCAGGGCCGCGGGGTCGCGGGCCAGGTGTCAGAGGCCGTTAGGTTCTTCCAAGAGAAGGGGACCGTTGCCTTCAAGTCGGCGGATGACTTCATGCGCATCACGGCCTATGATGCAATGATGGGGCACAGCCTCCCGCACCTCAAGCGCTTCGCGAAGGGTGAGACGAACTGGGTCCAATTCTTCGAAGCCAGCAAGTTGGACAGGTTGGACAACGCGGAGGGTCCGTTTACCCAGGTGATCCGGAAGCTCCTGGCTGAGGGGAACGTGGAGACCGCGCAGCACGAGATGGCCTTCAAGTTCATGCAGGATACACAGTTCATCTACAGTCGGGGAAACAATCCCTACGTGATGAATTCCACGATGGGCCGCTTCCTCGGGCAGTACGGTACGTGGCCGGCGCAGTACATGGAGTACATGGGGAACATGTATCGGAGGGGAAGCCAGAAGAATCGGATCACGGCTTTCAGTCGCTGGCTCGGCGTGAACGGGGCAATGGCATTAGGGGCCTCGAGCGTGCTGGGTGTGGACCTGAGCAAGTGGAGCTTCTTTGCCCCGTTCGGGTACACGGGTGGTCCGTATATGGAGATGATGCAGCAAGCTGGGAGCGCTGCGAAGCTAGCTGCGGGCGGGAACATTGATGTAGGGAAGTCGTGGGAGAAGACGAAGGAGAGCTACTTCCCTACGATCATGGGGACCGAGAGCGCGAACCTGGTTGACCGGCTCCAGGCCCAGCGTCTCGGACGGAACATCGTGCAGCAGAACGTCCCCATTCCGTGGGGCCAGATTCGACGGACGACGGAGTCGCTCGAGATGATGTGGAACGCTGATGTGGGAGAAGCGACGAAGCGGTTCCTCGGATTCCCATCTACTACACCTCCTCCGAAATAGCTTGGTGGGGGGTATCACTCCCCCCACTCTCGTCCTTGTGTCCCCTCGCGTTGTAACCCGCCCTCTTGAGGGCCTTGTACAACGTCGTCTCATCCAACTCCAACTCCCTGCTCAGGCTTAGCACGCCCTGCGTCTGGACCCGCTCTAGAAGGGCCGGCGTGATCTCGAGCTTCAGGTTATTCGCTCCGCCTGGGGGCTTGGGTCTTATGTCGTGTCGCTTCAACTCGGCACGGACCGTGTTCACGCTAATGGCGAACCGCATGGCCAGTTGCCCCACGCTGTGCTTGTTGTACAGCACCGTCCACATGTGCTGTGGGTCCTTGTATCCCAACTCCTGTGCTATCCGATCCCACTGAATGGCCATCATGGCTCCTAGGTGTTGAAAGCCCATCCCTCTGTTGTTAGGAAGTACGTATGTGTGGGCGCGTCGTACTCGACGAGGCCTGCGCTCTTCAGGGTCTCCATCAGTTCCCGGAACTCCCTCTGTCTCATCCGATTGCTGTTCAAGCGGAGCCAGTCGCTGTGGAGCATCTTGCCACCCTTCCGCTTGAGCTGGGTCAGCAACCGTGACTGATCTTCTCCGAAGGCGTTCTGGTTCATCTCTCCGAAGGCACCTGGGAGGAAGAGCTCCAACCACTCCAGAATCTGGAGACTCCGCTTCAGGTTAGCAGGAGTGAGGACCAAGGAACTTCCGCCACTCGCTGAGAGGATCATGGCGAGACGGATAAGGTGATCCGGCTTCCGCTCCGAGTACCCGGCGAACTGCTTGTCCGTGTTCCCTGACTCCCCTCTGTTGAGATACCAGTTGTCGTACCACTGCTCGCCTTCGGCAGTCATGTGGAACTCCCCCCGTAACCCGCTCAGGGTTCTGAGTCCCTGGACCAGCCGTGATTCCAGTTCCTTGTTCATGGCCGGGGGACGGGGGAAGATCCGGGGAGTGTCGTGTTGGATTACGAAGAGGAGCCTGGACATGAACCCCCCACCAAACGCGTCCCTCGGAATGGCGGTCTGGATCCAGTCCATGGTGCTGCAGGCTAGCATTGAGAAGGCCGCGTTGTAGAGGATCACCTCTCCCCTCGTGATCGTGACGCTCTTGAACTCCTTCGGACAGTCGAAGAGCGCGGTCAGGAGGGGGATCATCCCCTCCTGGTACTTTTGCTTGCCGAGGAAGACCGCGAACTCCGGGGCGTAGATCGTAGCGATGGACTCCGTCTTGTCTTGGAAGGCAGCAGTAAGAGCTTCAGGGGTAGCTTTGTCTGCAAGTACAGTTCCACCCCCCTTGCGCAGGAGGGACATTGCAACATTGCAAGCACTTGTCTTCCGGCACTTCCCGGAGGGTGCAACGATAAGAACTGCAAGGTTAGGGTAGATTTGATACGCCCCTTTGTCGTAGTAGACGTTCCGGCCCAGCACGCTTCCAATAGCGACACATCCGGCGAAGAAGTGGAAGACATCAGGCGGCTCCGTGTTGAGGGTGAAGAGCATGTAGTCCGCAAGCCAGCTCTGCGCTGGCACCAGGGACATGAAGTCGGGGATCCGCTTCTTCTTCATGTCCAAGGCAGTAGAGAGCTCCGCGTCCGTGAGGTGGAAGCTGTGTTGCATCGCACGGAGTAGTTCAGGCGGGCGAGAGGCGGGTGGGAGCAACAAGACCCATTCTAGGATCTGGTTGTACAGGGCGCCACCACGTACGTCGTTGACTCCGGCGAGGAACTCCATCAGCTTCGCGATCTGCTGGCTGATTGGGAGTGGCGTCGCCTGCTTCATGCGAATCTCCTGAGATACGCCACGTTGTAGTACGTGCACGCCAGCTCCTCCTTTGTCAGGACAGCGTCCATCCGTAACGGCCCCGTTCCCCGTAAATCGATCCCCGGCTCGAACCGCTTCAGCTGTTGCCCGAACTTGATCGGCTTACTGGTGTCCACACTTGCCTTGATCCCTTGCTCCTCGAGGATCGTGCGGATGCTCTTTAGCTCGGACAGGGTGTTCACTCCGAGGAGATGGTGCCGGACCTCGTATCGCTTGAACTCCTGGATGTGCGTCCGGATCCATTCGCTACGTGGCTCCTTGAAGGGCCAGAAGAACCAGCTGCAACCTCGGCTTAGCGCGGCCGCTATGAACTGGCTCCGGACGTTGGGATCTCCTCCAGTAACCACGATCCCGACCTGGAACTCCTTCTTGAACACACGGAGCGTCTCTTCATACTGCTCCCAGTTCCACGTTCTATCTCCGAGCCGGTCTGGCGCAACGACCACTGTGGGCTTTATCGCCCTCGCGGCCAAGCGGAGCTCGACTGGGCTCAGGGGCACTCCCAGCTCGTGGAAGCTGTTGTCAAGGATTACCTCCCTGCCCCGTGCACTCATCTCCCGGTAGAACTCGGCGTAGAGCTTGTTGTCCAGAACCATGTGTGCCAGGGCGAAGTCCATCTCGCACAGAGGCGAGAGGTCCCAGAGGTGTTCGACGGGAATCTCCATACACAGCTTCACTTCGCGACCTCCATCTTCACTTCGACACAGATGCTGCCCACAACCTCCCGATGCCGATTCTTGTCCAGGAGGAACGCGAGCACGCTGCCACAGCGGACGCACTGGTACGCTGGGTGCAGTGTCTCCTCTCCCCGTCCTTGCATGTTCACGTTGTACACCTTGGTGAAGCAGCCGCAGCCACATGTGTAGCACGAGGTGTGGCTGTCCCTCTCGATGTCTCCAATTTTCATAGTCCGAGCTCCTTCCTGAACTTCATCTGTGCTTCCCCTTCCAGCTTCGTCTCCATCCAATTCCTCGGCCCGTAGCTGGGCTCTGCGGGCACGCGCCATCCGTGAGGATAGAACTTGCGCACTGTAGCTGGATCGCGTGAGGCGCCCACGATTTCCGGCCATGAGCGTTGCATCACACTTGTGAGACATTCCGTGGCCTCCTTCACTACATCCCTGTGGCTCACAACCACGAGCTCGTCGTGCACGGTAAGCCTTACACTCGCTCCGTGTGGGAGCTGCTCGTCCGCTTCCCGTATGGCGACGTACATCATGTCCGCTCCCGTGCTCTGCGGAGGGAAGTTGTACATCTCCGTCACTTGCCTGGTGTACCACCACCTCCGTCGGCCGAACGGGTTAGCGAGGAAGTGCTGTCGCTCGACCTGTTCCTCGAGGGACTTGCGCCACCGTTCGTACACGTGGTACTTGTTGAAGAAGCGGAGCAGGAAGGACTCGACCCACGACTTGGTTGTCCCGAGCTGCTGAGCGATTGACTGTGCTCCCCGTCCGTAGCCGAGGCCGTACACGATGAACTTCGTGGCGTAACGGTAATTGTACTGCTTACCGGGAACGAGGTCTCGGACTCGAGAAAGAGGTAGACCGAAACCCTCTGCGGCCGTAACCTCGTGAATGTCCTGACCAGCCGCCAGAAGTCCGAGACCGTAAGGATCGCCAGAGAGTGCCATTGCAATTCGCCACTCGACCTGGCTCCAGTCCACGCTGATGAAAACGTGATCTGGATCGTCCGGGATGTAGATCTCCCGGAGCTTCTTCGGAATGTTCTGGGCGTTCGGATCCCACGAATTGATACGCCCAGTTGCCGCTTTAGCACACCCGAAACGTGGGTGGACGAAGCCCTGCTCATCGGTCTTTACCTCTAGATTCGTGCTGACGGTGTGGTGAGCGCTTCGGATCTCGTTGATCAGGCCCAGGATCTTGTTCTCCGGGAACTTCTCGACCAGCGCTTCCACCGCCGCCGCGTTCGCCGTAGCACGCATCCCGCCCTTCTGGTCCTTCACGTGTTGAACGGGAAGGCCCATGGTGTCGTACAGGAGCTTCATCAACTCCCTGGGGCTCTGCACGTTGAGGTTAGGCTGACCCACTGCATCCCGGAGCATCTGTTCGTAGCGGCCTGCGGCCGCGGTCATTCCATGTGCCCAGAGTTCCGCTTTGTCCGTGTCCTTCCGAATTCCACGGTCGGCCATGCGACGGAGGATGGGTTGCAGGGGCATCACGTTCTTGTATAGGAGGTCATCCATCCCCATGTTGTGGATCTCAGCGCGAAGGCCCAGGTAAGCACGTGTGGTCGCGTCCACGTCCTTAGCGCAGCCAGTGGCCAGTCCAACCTCATCACCCTTGTACATAGAGTCATCTTTCCAGTGCTCCATGTCCGTGTAGAAGGTCTTGATGTTGTCCAGCGACTTCGGAAGGTCGGAGTTTGTAAGGTGGAACATGAGCATCGTGTCACAGGTGTTCCCCGCTACTCGCCAACCTGGCCGTTTGTCTTCGAAGAGGGGCCAGTCGTAGGATTCGGAGTTTTGTCCGACCTTAACAATCGTAGGATCTGAGAGGAGCCCGTAGAGTAGGCGCTGAGCTTGAGGGGTCCAGCGGAAAACCCTAGCACGACCTGCGGCCGACCCGACGCCGTAGCATTTGATGTGAGCTTCATGGACGTCGAGGCTCGTTGTCTCGGCGTCGATCGAGACGAAGCCGGTGAGTTCGGCTTCTCTTCTAACAGCATCTGCGTGATCCTCAGCATCAGGGAGGATGGAATACTCCACGTCGATGCGACGGACTTCCCGGAACCGCGATTCCCGCTTCGCTTTGACGAGGTCCCAGACGACGACCGGCCAGAACGTTTGTGTACGCATGACGAACGCGGGGTGAAACGTGGGGAGAACCTTCCTTCCTCCAGCGCCCTCAATAGGTATCCCGCGATAGCTACCGATCTCTGTCTTTCCTGTAGTGACGTAGAGCGCAGTCGCTCCGAGAGGGACGAGGAGTTTGGGGTTGACGAGTTTGAGCTCGTTGACGAGGTAGCGGGCACACCATCGGATTTCTTCATCGTCTGGCTTCCTGTTCTTGGGTGGCCGACATTTCACGGCATTGGTTATGTAGACCTCGTCACGGCGGATGTCCGCTTGGCCCATCAGCGCAGTGAGCACCCGGCCAGAGCCACCGACGAAGGGGAGGCCCCTACGGGCCTCCTCCTCGCCGAGTGCTTCGCCGATGAACATCATATCGGCATCCGTGGGTCCGACACCATAGGCGTACCCCTCACCAATCTCGTAGAGGGGGCACGCCATACAGTCGTCAGGCTTGGGTCCCGTGATCAAGCGCTTCTGGCACACTGGGCACAACCCAGTGTTCGGGTGCAAATCCGAGGTTGCGGATTTGCCATCCGGGCCGGACTTGCAGACGGAGTTTTGACACTTCACATCTTCCTCCGTCTCTTGTTATCGTCTATCCAACCCTGGACGGAGTCCATCATCCCGTCACGCTCAGAGTTGGAGATCCAGAACACGGCTCCCTCTCCCTTCGGGGCAGCTTCGTGCTCTCCGAACGGGACGAGGAACAGGCCCCATCCCCACCCTTCCGGGACCTCCTCGTCGATCAAGGTGGCCAGGGTACGCAGTGCCCGCTCGATGTATTCGTTCCGGACCTGGTAGCGCTCGTCATGCGTTGATGGGGGGTATCGTTTCCCCTTGTGTGTTTGCTTCACGACGCCTCCTTTGGTGGGGGGTAACGTTCTAGAAACGCCGTGGCCCGGATACGTAGCTCCTCTGATACGTCACGTTCCCACCTGTCTCCCCATCCGCAATACTCGAGGTGCTCGATCAGGTCTTGAATGAGACCGACCATCTCTTGTTCTGTCATCTTGCCTCCACTCGTGGGTAGCCGATCATCCGGAGGAACTCGTCTCGGGTGGGGTGATTGGTCATGAAGAGACCCCTCATGGCAGAGGAGACAACGTCTGCGTCGGAGCGAACTCCCCTGTGGCGCATGCAACCATGGCGCCCCACAACAACGACTCCAGCGCCTTTCGCGTCTGTGGCGTGTTGCAGGAGATCGACCACCGCGTCTGTGTAAGTTTCCTGCATAATGGGTCCTGTGAGAGGTTGTTCAGCGACTCGAGCCAGCTTGCTGAGACCGAGGACCTCTTTATGCGGAATGTAACCGACGTACACACGCATCTCCACTGGAACGAGATGGTGTGGGCAGACTCCGTGCACCACGTGACCCCGGAGGATGACCATGGAGTCGTGTTGTTCAGGGAAGGTGGCGAAGCTGTTGTGACGGGGAGTAAACAGTTCCCTGTACATACGTGCGACGCGGGCAGGTGTGTCCTTGTAATTACGATCACTCAGATCTACTCCCATTCCCTCCAGGAGGAGTTTGACCCCTTGTTGCATCTTGCGGTCGTCGAACCGCTTGGTGGGGGGTAACGTTGTCTTGGTCATCGCACGTTGATGAACTTGTGGAACTGGGTGCTGAGCCTCAGCTCCGGGTAGTGGAGCACGACATCCTCTGCGTTCTGCATCTCGATGTCGTCGATCACGTTCTTCTTGTTCCGAGGCTGCAGGTAGACCAACTCCTTCTCCTTGGCCCAGCGTCTCGCTTGCTCCACTGTAGGCCAACCTTCCGTAGTGTCTCCCAGGCCCCCGAGGATCACCTTGAGCTCACAGGCCTGCTCGATCATTGTGGGGAGGAAGCCCGGCTTGGGCGACACGGTGATCCAGTCGATGGAGCCGTGTCTTGCGGGATCGTACTCCACGGTGCCACTGGTCTCCACGTGGACCTTCATTCCGAACTTGTGGACCACGTCCACGAGCAGGCAGAGGTTGCGGTCCAGTGGTTCCCCACCCGTAATGCAGAGGATGTGGTAGGGCTCTGCCCATTCAGCGATTTGGAGGGGAGTGTGCAACCCCCCACCAAGCTGTGGGTACATCCGGTCAAAGTCCGTGTCGCAGGCAGTACATACACCCTGGCCCACGGAGCAGCCGACCATGCGGACGAATGCCATCGGGGTGCCTGTGAAGATGCCTTCTCCCTGGATGGACTTGAACTTCTCGGCGAGTGGGTAGTTCATACACGCCCCTTTATCAGGTGCACTTCCCGGTTAACACGGTCGGTGGTGGCCCATCCACCATCCGACTCTAACACCCTGACCTCCTTCACGCTGTACGCGAGGTCCTGCATGTGGTTGAACATGAGCGAGGCGATGTGCTCCGCACTCGGATTTCGGGTGAGGAGCATGAAGCGGTTGTCCGTCGACTCGAAGTACGCCTGGGCCGGGTCCCCCTTAATCAGGAGCATCGTGTGGTCGAGTTGGTCCAGGAGCTTCCGCATGTCCTTCTTCAGGATCGAGAAGTCTGTCACAAGGCCCACTGCGTCAGGGTTACCCATCACGGTCACTTCGAACACGTAATTGTGGCCATGGATGTTTGCGCATAGACCGTCGTGCCCCAGAAGCCTGTGTCCCATTGCTATGGTCACTCGGGCGGTACAGTTCATCGCTTCCTCGATTTGGTGGGGGGTAACGTTGTCTCCACAGGGACAGGTGGCACTTCCGTATCCTGCTCAAACTTCGTGTCGTGGTAGAAGCCTGTCTTGAGCTGATGACACAGGACCATGAGTCCCCATCCCACAGCCCCAATGTGATCGTCCTCCGCGAGGAAAGCGTTGATGCGGTTACGGATGGCGTCCATCCGTAACGGCCACGGTTCCTGGCCATCGTAACGGGACGCAATGGAGAGACCGTCCCGGAACTCTTCCTGGAGACGTCCGAGGTGGTGGATGATGTGGTTGAACACATCACTGGTCGGGAGCCCGCGCTCCCAGTTGCCCTCACCGTACTTGAGTGCTCCGCCACTTGGACCGTTTGGAGTCTCCTCTCCTGTAGCCCGCTCCGCGATCCGGCGGATGAGGTCGTGGACGACGAGGTCGTATCTGGGCATCCGCTCGCTGCGCTTGGCCCCTGTGGCGAAGGTGTGCATCGACACCGATTTCATGTTCTCCCGGGCCTCCTCACGGTACGCTCCAGCCTGCGCTCCTCCGGAGACAGTCTGGGCATTCGAGAAAGCAGGTGCCTCGTTCCGACGGGACAGCTCCTTCTCCGTCATGTCGCGGAGGATGCGGAGCTCGTCCGTCTGCGCGATCCGGAGGAAGCGGTCTACGTCCTGTAGTATGTCGGTCATTCTGTCTACTCCAACGGGAAATGGGAGTTTGGTGTCTCATGATACGGCACCAGACTCGTCGATACTCTTTGTCCATGTGTGATCTCTTGGTCACGTTACCCCCCACCAAGTCTGAGTTGGTGGGGGGTATTGTTGTTCTACGCCGTTAGCGGGCGATGTCCGTGGGGAGGTACTTCACGACCTTGTTACGATCGCTGTAGCCCGCTTGGCCCTTCTCCGTCGTGATGGCAGCGCAGACCTCGAGCTGGAGGAGCTGGTCGGTGTCGTCCAGCGTGTCGTCCTCGCCCCATCCGAGGGCGTCCTTCAGGAGCTGGTCGAGCTTGAAGGTCTTGCCCTTGGCCAGCGTGAGGATGTCCCACACCGCGCGACCGAGCCACTCGCCCTCGTCGACGCACTTGAGCATGAGGTTGATGTAGGGTTCCTTCCCCTCTCCCTGCGCCTTCTTGATCTCGGCGCGGTCGATGCGGAAGGTGTAAACGGCGTCCGGCATGAGGCTGGACGCGAGGTCTCCGGTGCGGACGGGTCCGCCAGGCAGTTGTGCCATTACGCTTCTCCTTGACCACGTGTCGTGGTCGTTGTGGCCGTTGTGGCCCTTCCAGAGGTCCCCGGTTTAGGGACCTCAAGTCGCTTCACAGCCGTCATGTCGCCCATCATCAGGGCGATCACGTCTGTGATGTTCGCCAGGATCGGATCCGGGATCGGCGTTCCTCCTGGAGCCCTTATGCCGCTTACCCGCTTCCCCTGGTTCTTCGTCCGGAAGACGCGTGTCGCGCCCCGGAACTCTCCGTAGAGCGTGGCGTCCGTCTCCCCTGTCAGCTTCTTCGGCAGTTGCTGGCCTGGGAGGTCGGGCACCTCGTACTGTACCTTGATCTCGTTCCCCTTGTCGTCGAAGCCCACCGACTCCTCGAGGATGGTCACTCGTGAGGTCATCACGAGGTGTGCGTCCAGCGACAGGAACAACTTCATAGCCTGTTGTCCCTTCTCACTGATGTAGCTGTAGACCCGCCTGGGATCCTTCCCTTTCTCCACCCCCCAGACGTCCTTCCAGCCCATGATCTTCATTCCGGCCTGCATCCACAGCTCGCCACATCCGGGTCCGAGGCTGTCGATGAACACCGTCTCGAAGATCTCACCGTCCAGCTCCACGCGGCCAGGTGTCTTACGGAGCGTGGCAATCAACTGGACCATCTCGTCCCAGCTCCTCACCCTCACGGCCGGTAGGTCGAGGTCTGACAGTGTCATCAGGCCGCCGGTGCTTCCTGCCTCCGTACTTATCACCAGAGGTTTGGGACACGTCCGTGCAAGATGTGTCTTCCCCCAGCGCGGAGGTGCATACACGAGGATCGTCGCCCTTGGCGCCTTGAGACTGCTCGTGCGCAGGAGTTCGAATGGCATTACGCTATATCCCCTCTCTTCCCCGTGACCGCGAAGCTGATCCGCCCACCGACCGTGGTAAGGTGGACCATGTCTGTCCACGGAATCCAGACGTGCGTGCCGGGCTTACGCTGTGCCACCTCGAGGATCACCCCGAGGTCGCTGTATCGGAGACGGACACGAGCTACCTCGTGTCCGTCCTCGTACAGTGTGAGGGCTTCTCCCGGCTTAATTACCGGTGTCCCCATCGTCCTTGTCCGCTTCGGCCACGAGCTCGCCCAGATCCTCGAGGGCGTTCTCGATCGCGATGAGGTCGTCATCGGTCAGCGTGGTGTTCTCCGCTACCACGCTGTCGATCAGCTTGCCCACTTCCTCTTTCAACTCGTCTCGGAACACTGTGCCTCCTCTACGGCCAGAATGCTGTGCTCCGGAAGGATCCACAGATCGAGGCCGTGAAGTGTAAATGGGCGCCCTGCTAACTTCTCGATGACCACCCAGGCGCCCGTGAGAGGTGGTTCACCGCCCCACCACTCCCAGTATCCGCCTGGCTCGTGGAGGTGGACGTAGGCCCGTGTGGACAGTTCCTCGTAGTGTGGAGGGAGGACGATCAGGCCACTGGGCGTTGTGTCGATGATTGGGTCACGTGTGATTAGCACGTTACCCGGGAGAAGTTGGATGGTGAGAACGTTACCCCCCACCAAGGTCATGATCCTGTCCTTCACGCCTTCTTCTCCAGGATCGTTGGATCGTCCACATAGTCCCTCTTGCGACTGATGTAGGCCATCCGCCGTATCGGGTTGTCCTTCAGGCACAGGTCCCTGAAGTAGCAGGTTCCGTAGGAGAAGCACTCGTTCGTGTTCTTGTAGAACACCTGCTTCCAGTCCTCGCCCTCCTTCACTCGGCGGTGTCTCCACCGAATCTCCCGGGCGATCTCGACGAACTCCCGCTCAAACTCCTCCAGGTCCTCATCCGTCCGCACGAAGCGCTCCCGGTGGAACTGGGGCACCGCGGTCTTCACGAGGACGTTCACGATCACGCCGGCCACTCGGACCGCACGTCCTGCTTCCTGGGAGAGCTTCTTCGTGATCGCGTACGTATAGGCGGTCATCTGCAGGTCCATCTCGTACTTGAGCATGTCCCTGGGATCGAGACGCGCGGCCGTCTTGTGGTCGACGATCCAGAGCATCTTGTCCTGGAGCGCTAGTTCATCCGTGCGGAACACGAGGAACACGTTTGTGTCCGTCCCGATCTCGATGCGCCCTGCAACCTCGAGACCGATCGGCTTCCACGGGTTGTGGTCGTGCTCGTAGTGAGCGTAGTACGCTGGGAGCATTCGCTCCATCAGCTCGATGTGTTCGTTGACGATCACCTCGTCCCCGGGGAACTTGCCTTCCGGCATCTGTTTCCGGAACACCTCGATCCCGTGCTTAAGTGCCTGGTCGAGCTGCAGCTTGCCACTGGCCACTTCCGCTAGGGCCGCGTGGACCGCGGTTCCGAACGAGAGTGCGTATGTCGGCCTGTCAGGTTGGAGGTGCTCGTGATAGAACCAACCGTACTTGCGGTGACAGCGGAGGAAGGTCTGAACCCGAGATTGGTTCAGGTTGATCACCTCTTCGTCCACCTCCAGGTAGAGTTCAGTCATCATTCTTCTCCTGGAGGAAAGACTCCGAGGGCTCGATGATCAGTTGCAGCACTCGGGAGCCCTCCGTCTTCAGGTAAATCGCGTCGACGATCGTCACCTTGACTGGGGTCCCCAGGTCCGCTAGCTGCGCTGCTCGCATCCCCGCTTTGGGACTCCAGCGGTAGGTTACTTTGCCTTTCGGCAGACTCGGCATCTAGGCGTCTCCTTGCATGTGCGTGTGGGTCACGGAGCATCTCCTCGATCTCCTTGTCCCCTGTAAGCCACTCCAATGCGCGCTTCATGGATGTCCCACGGATGCGCATGTGGCCGTCGAGCAGGATGAAGCTGCCACTCGTGGGTCCCAGGTTGCCGTCCCGGCGCAGTTCCATGTAACAACGGAGCATGTCTCCCTGTCGCCAGAACTTGATGCTGCCTCCCTCGTGGAGGGTGAACCTTCTCTCCTCATGGGGAAAGGGGATCTTCGCGGGCATCGGCTCGTTGATCGGAGATTGCTGCATCCTCGCGATGACGATGGCCACGATGTTCGACTTGGAGGGGTCCTTGAGGACGTCCTCCTTCAAGAGGAACTGTTCCACCTCCTGCCTGAACGGGAAGGAGGTGAAACGTTCTCGCATCATGTCGAGGTGTGCATCCACCTCGCTCTGGGGCCACGTAAGTGGGATCCCAAGAACTTGGACCAGGCGGAACTCGGAGCGACCTGGTCCAGGCATCGCTTGAAGGGCGTAGACAGGAGTGTCGTCGAGCATCCGGAAGTAGGTGTGCGTCCGTTCCGGATGCTCGCGCCACAGTTCCTTTCGTTCCTGGATGGCGCCCTCGAGTTCTTCCCACTCCCACCACGTCAGAGTCACAGCAGCTCCGAAGGAGGTTGAACTCCGAGGTCCTCGATCTGCTTGAGGGCCTTCTGCTCGGCGACGGCCACGATCCGACGGGCCAGTTCCTCGATGTACTCCCAGTTCAGCTTCGTCCGATACCTGTCGCTGAGCGTGATGTACCGACGCAGCGTGCTGTGTGGAGTGGTGAAGCGGAGCACCTCGATCGGGTTGCCAGGGAGCGTGGCCGCTGGGTGTTGGAACCGGCGCTTGTAGATATCCACGAGTGAGTACGCCCACATGTGCACGGAGAGGTCGAACTCCGAGAGGAGGTTGAGGAGGTCCGGTTCATTGTCCTCGTCCGCCTGGAGGTCTTCCCACACCATGATCTGGATCGGTTGGTCGATCATGTGGAAGACTGTGGCCACCTTGTTCAGGTTCGGGATCCCGTAGAGCGCAGTAGGCGATTGGTCTACGACACACTCCTCGAACGTGTGGAGGTGCGCGAGGACGACCTCCACTACGGACTTCCGTTGCCCTCGTTCGCAGAGGATCCAGACGTCCACGTCGTGGAAGGTGTCCGTGATCGCAGCGGAGCCTGCGATGTGTGTACGCACGTGAAGGTACTGGGGGACGAGATCCTTGATGTGCGGGAAGATGTGATCACGTTGTTCCACGTTCATGCTGGTCCTCCTTGGAGAAGGGGGTCACCCTGTTTGTTGAGCTCGAATGCCTCGGCCCGTTCTACGCAGGTGCCACACTTCCCACAGGGGAAGCTGAGGCCCTCGTAACAGGTCCAGGTAAGCTGGTAAGGGACGTTACGGTACAGGCCCTCCTCGAGGATCTGTGCCTTCGTCAGGTCGATGTACGGGGTGTAGATGCTGACCTTGTGGTCGTCGCACAGGCGAATGGCTTCGCCCATCGCGGTGACGAATTCCGGCCGGCAGTCGGGGTAGATCGCGTGGTCCCCTGCGTGCGCGGCGTAGCCAACGAAGTCGGAATGGCTAGCAATTGCGAACGCCGTGGCAATGGAGAGCATCACCATGTTCCGGTTCGGCACGATGGTGACGCGCATCGAGTCGTCCGTGTAGTGGCCCTGTGGTACTGGGATCATGCTGGTCTGCGAGCTGCCGAACATGAAGTCACGGCCAACGGAACGGAGGTCCGCGATTTGGTGGGGGGTATTGAAATACCGTGCGATGTCGGCGGCAGCGTTGAGCTCCCGGCGGTGCCTCTGCCCGTAGTCGAACGAGATGGCGTAGTGCCGTCCGTCCGGGAAGGCGTCGATGCAGTGTGCGAGCAGGGTGGAGCTATCCATTCCACCCGAGAGAAGTACGACTCCGTTCATGGGAGGTCCTTTCGTTGCACGTTGAAGTCCGAAGTGGAGCCAAAAAGAAGGGGGGTGTGTGCCCCCCTCCAGTCTTACGCGGGTGTTGCGGTGGGCTCGTCGCCCGTGATCCCCATCGCCTTGGCCTTGGCGAGGATCGCCTTCTCCGCGGCCTGACGCTTGAGGCGATAATCCTTCATGCGGGCCTTCACCTCGGGCTTCTGCATGTAGGCCTTCCGGGTCTCCTTGAACTTCTCGGGGTTCTTCTCCCGGTACTGCTTGGAGTACGCGAGGCGCTTCTCCTTCGCCTCGGGCGACGCGTTGTACTCCTTCTGCTTCTCCTGCCGCTTGGCCCTCTGCTCCTGGATCTTGGCGAACTCTGCCTTGAGCTGCTCCGGGGTGAGGGACTCGACCTGTGCCGTGACTTCGTCTAGAATGCCCATGTGTGCTGTCTCCTGTCGTGGGCCGTTGGCCCGTGTTGCTGGGTTAGTGTTGCCCGTACATTGGTGGGGGGTACATATGTCATCCGAATGTACCCCCCACCAATCCTCATGAACTAGGTAAAGTATATGGCAGGCTGTCGTTGGAAATCAACGTCGAACTGCCTGTCTCTACCCAGCTTGTCCGGGTGGCTTCTATCATTATGTACATTATATCACACAATGAACTCGAAAGCAACCCGGTTTGATCACGTTTTCCGCACCCTTCGGCCTTCGGCCTGCTGGTTAGAACGTTAGATGCCCACCTTCTCGATGGCGTTCATCACCTTCTCGACCTCCGGATTGGCGTCGAGTGCTTCGAGGGCGGCGTTGACCTCCTTGAGCTTGTTCTCCAGCTCTCGCTTCAAGTCGTGCATCCGCTCCCTGCGGGTACGAGGGACCATCCGCTTCTCGCTCGCGTAGCCCGTTTGCAGGACCTGGTTGAGGGCTCCCATTTGAGAGACTTCAGGGTAGTCGGACACCTTATTCCCCCTTCTCGAGGGTGAACGATTCCCAAGCGTGGATCTCGGTCTTCCCGATCAACTCGATCGGTTGGCCCTCGATCGTCGGCCCGCCTCCCATGATGCCCGCGATCAAGCCACTGTTCGTGCGGAGTGCGATCTTGTCGCCGATCTGCACGCCCGTACGTCCGGCCAGCGCCTGCTCGATTGAGTCGTCGATCATGGCCTGGACCTGGGCCTCGGTCAGCCCGCCGCCACTCGGAGGAGGCGTTCCCGGTGTGGTGCCAGCATCCGGACCCTGGACGGGTGCGTACACCGTTCCGGCCACCTTGTACCAGGACCACACGAGGCCGGACTTCACGGACTTGAAGTCCTGCTTGGCGTTGCGGGCCTTGCTGTACGTCTGCTTCGCATCGTCGAGGTACTGGATGCAGACGGTGTAGTAGCCCAGCTCGTCGGGCGTGGCCGTGGGAAGGAAGATGCGCCCCTTCGGCCCTCCGCTGTACTGCTGGGTGTGAGCGAAGTAGGGCATCGAGGCGTTGGGCACGACGCCCGGCCCGTAGCCCGGTGGGAGGCCACACGCCTCCATTACGGCCTCCCAGTCGTTCGCGGGCCCGCCGATGTAGCGACCGATCCCGTCGTAGAACCAGGCCTTGCACTCCTCCTCGTTCTGGGGACACCGGCTCATGTCAAAAGACATCTTTCTGCTCCTGGGGGCTGCGCCCCCCTGGGGGAATGATTAGAATGCCTACTGGTTCCCCCGTCAGTAGACATGCGTCACGCGCAAGCGTGAGTTCGTGGAGGACGCAGAGGAATGTGGCTGCGTCCTCGGTGTAGCCGGCACACTCGTGGTCGAGCATCCGGATGAATACGCTGAGGTCCTGGAGAGTCACCCGAGCTTCTCGTCCGCGAGGGGCGGCTCCGGGTAAGGTGGCACGGCGCCCAGCGCCTCGCCGGCGTAGCGGCTGATGAGCTCGAGGCGCGTTTCTCGGCCGTCCGGGTGACCCTTGTACGCGATCTCGAGGATGCGACGGAGGGCTTCCCGGTACTGGCCGTTGAGGATCTCGGGTTCGTTGTGCATGTTACGTACTCCTTTGTTCTGCGCGGGGCGCGTTGGGCAACTTGCTACAGGTTCTGCAGAGGTCGAACTTGACGACGCGGAGACCAGGGAAGATGGTGGTCTCCACTTGTTCCGTCCGGGTCATGGCGACGCCGTTAACGTGGACGGTGATCTCCGTGTCGCGGAGAGCCTTCTCCGGGTACGCGAGCCACTTGTGGATTGTGGGTGAGCGGAAGATGCTGCCGCAGGAGGGGCACTTGACCCTGCGATAGCCGTGGTGTTGACGCTTACCGGTGGACATGTTAGCTCCAGATCCGGAGGAGAGCTTCCACCTTGGACTCGATCCGGTCCAGGCGCTCCTCGATGCGGGTGAGGATCCCAGGTCCCACGGACGGGACAGGAACGGGCGCCTTGGTGGGGGGTACCCGGGGGGCACCGCCGTTGCTGAAGGAGAAGCGTGTGGAGTTGGGCTTCCCGTTGGCCTTGATGTACTCCGTGAGCTGCTTGGAGTCGATCAGGGGGAAGTGCTTCTGCTTCGAGGGATCGCGGGGCTTGACGTCGACGAGCAATCCGGCCTTGATCATGGTGTGGACGCGTGTACGGGTGATGCCCAATTTCTCTGCCACTTGAACGGGGTTGAGGTGCATTGTAGTCTCCATTTGCTGGACAAGGCCCTTCGGGCCTGTTGATGTACCCCCCACCAAGTGTTGGTGGGGGGTAATGGTGTTACTCGCCTTCTTCAACGTCTTCGTCGTCGAAGGGCCTGCAGGCTTCGTCGAACTCCTCCGGGCTGAGGCCCGTTTGGATGAACTCACGCTCGTTGGCGTCGAGCATGGAGAAGGCGTCCTGGATGTAGCGGCGCTGCTGCTGCCAGTAGTACCAGGCCTGGTTGATCACCTCGAAGTCGACCGCGACCTCGATGTACTTGTCCTTTTGGCGGATGCGAGTGACGCCTGGGCGCAGGGGCTCGATGGTGTACATCAGGCCGATAGCGTTGTAGCGGGTGATGGTGTAACCGTGTGCCATTGTCTGGTCTCCTAGGTTATCTGCCTGCGTTGCGGTCGAGAGTGCTGCGATGGAGCTTGTGAACACGCCAGCCCTTCGGGCGGAGGCAGTTCACACAGATGTCACGCTTGTCGTAGAAGCAGGACGTACCTGGCTTCTCGCAGTAGGCTGGGCCTTTGGCCCGTGGATGCTTCGGAACGGATTTGTCACTCATTCACATTCCCTGCAGACTCGGATGTCGTCATCCGAGAAGGGTTTACGGATGATACGGAGGTCGCGGGCTGCGAAGATGGTGTAGCATCGGTCGCAGACGCCGTAGACGGTGTCGAGGGTGCCACCACCGAACCACCTGCCGGGACGTGGTGCGCCCCAGCGAGGTGGAAGCTCACACACCGAGATGAGCTCCTCCGACGTGAGGGTGGGGAACTTCTGCCACAGCTCGTAGGCCGCTCGGTAGAGTTCCAGGTGCTGTGCGTGTGGAAGTGGATCCCGGTGATCAGCCATTCTGTTCCAGCCAGTTGACGAAGAGGGCGATCAGCTCGCCGTACACGTCTCCGGATTCGTCCTCGAGGATGGACTCCTTGAGCCAGGATGTGTCCTTCGTGAGGAGCTCGGCGAAGAAGTCCTCGACCTGGGGAACGAGGACGTTGAGGAACTCCTGTTGGATGTTAGGTGCGTCCACGTTACTTGGCCTTCAGGATGGCGACGGCCTGGTGAAGGGCGTGAGCGTACGAGTGGGCGTCGATGCGTTGTGCCGAGACACCCTTTGTGAGGGTGTACCAGGGCATCCGTTTGTCGAGGTGGTAGCCTCCGCGGAGGAGGGTGAACTCGTTGTTCAGGATCTCGGTGATCAGGTCTTCCATTGTCTGGACTCCAGGAAAAGGGATTGGGCTTGTGGTTGTGATGGTGTAGGATCCAATCCTCATTATGTATACATTATATCACAGGTAGAATCAAAAAGCAACCCTGTTTGGGTCGGTAATCGGTATACGACCTTTGGTGGGGGGTCCTGATACACGATTGAGTGAAGGGGACCCCCCACCAACGCGGGCAGGTGTCAGGGTTTGAAGTTCCAGGGTTCGTCGTCTTCCATCGGAGTGCCTATCTGGATGGGTGGGGTTTGCACGAGGGGTGAGGACCCCCCACCAAGATGCTTGGCCTTGTACTCGTCGAGGAAGTCGAGTGAGGGCGCGGTCAGGACTTCTTCCTGCTTAGCGGTCCGGGCTCGGAGTTCCTCGAGCTCGATCTTCATCGCGAGGACCTGGGCTTCCCGTTCACGACGAGCGGCGCGGGCGTTAGCGTTGTAGATCTTATTCCGATCCTTGTGCTGGGCCCTGTACCACTGGAAGTACTCGGGTGTGCCAGCGGGGAAGCCGGACTTGTTGTTGGAACGCTTGGTGCGGTGGACCGCCTTGCGAATGAGTTTGATGTTGTCGAAGGATTCGTTCGTCCAGTCCTTGTCTGCCCAAACGGGGTAGAACTCGGATGGATCCCAGGGTTCGTGAGCCTCAGCGATAATCTGGAGCACGGGCATAGTAGAGCCGTCCTGTAGGACAACGAGCCGGGAGTTCGTCCAGCCGAGACGAGTGGTCGGTGGGTCTAGGACCTTGAGGTCTCCGATGAGCTTCTTGACCCTATCGTCTGTGATAGCAACACGTGGTGGCGCGGCCATAGCGGGCACCTTTCTGGGGGTAACCCCCAATGCGATCTTATGTAGGTATTATAACCCGGGAGAGATGTGGAAATCAACTGCAAAAGTTCCGTTGTATCCCATACCGAGTCCGTCGTGTAGTGCATAATGAAACGAAGGCACGGCTCACTCTAAGTCGTTGAGAACAAAGGAGATACGCTGTGCCCAGTGGGTGCCTGCATGCCTCGTGAGATATATAGAACGACACAACGACACAAAGGGGTATATATATATATATGTATTGTGAGTTGTACCCATTATATATATAGAGGCATCGATGCATTAAAGGGATACATTAGAAGTCCTTTGTTTTCAACGAGTTACGCTGAGCAGTGCCAACGTTTCATTATTCACTACACAGATGACACATTACGTTAGATGGAAGGGTGGACGGGTGACCTGGGTAGGGGGGCAAGATTCCGCCGTCGGGTGCTCGGCGAAGTCTCACACGATCTTGAATGCCAAACAGGTTACCTCGGATCGAGGAACGCCTGCGCCGGTGGGTGGGGTTAGGTCCAGGGCCAAGGGAGTCGGGTACGGGCCACGTGAGTTTCGTAGCCTTCCAAAAAAAAGCGGAGAGACACGAGTCTCTCCGCTGAAACGCTCAGAAGCTAGAGCTTGCCGCCGTTCTTCAGCTTCTTCGCAACGAGAGCCTTCGCCGCTTCCTCGATCGCCTTGAACCGAGGATCCGACTTCATGACCTCCTGGTACGCCGAGACGCGCATGTTCCGTCCCTTGCGATAGACACGATTCTTCGTGCCCTGCACCAGGTCGACCGCTGCCTGCTCCTCCGAGCCAACAGCCTTGATTGCCTCGATCAGATCCGAGTTCTTCACAGTGTAGTCAGCCATCTCTACCTCCTAGTGAGAGAAGTTTATCCTCTCTCTTCCATTACACAAACACCACATACACCAACTATTTCACCCCCTGTCGTCCGCTCAGTACGATGCAGATCAGCCAGACGATCGCGATCACGACCGTGACGCTGGAGAAAGGACCTTCGCCCCAGCCCATCAGGCCTTCCTCGACATCCGGAACGTGGT